CCAGCCGTACAAGAATGCGTCGACGCATATCCAATGATATAGAGAATGGTTCATTGGAATTTGGGGCAATCGTACACGAGGAAAAGCCAAAGAATGGTAATTCTTCAAGGCGTATGCGCTAACCATTAAACCCACTGACTACTTCGGTAGTCGGTGGGTTAATATATGGCTTTTTACACATTAAATCAAATCCTTGACATAGGAACCTAACATAGGTCATTATATACTTCTACATTCATTTATGTGAGTGTTTGTTAGCTCTATTCTAATATATAAGCTAATAAAAATAAGGGGAAGAACCCATCTTGGTGCAGGCGAGCCAAGAATGCGTTTTAACAACGTATCCTTTCCACATACTATTTGCATTACACAGCGATAGTATGGATGAGACATTGGTATTCACAGTACTAATGCAAATACTGTATTTTTCTACATAGTGCGCAATATGTGGGAAATTGCAGTTAGATTAGACAGTATGGGAAACACACGTGCTGTTTAATCCCACAATAAAAATCCTGAGTGTTTACAGGTACACTGAGGTGCAAATCAGTGTTTTAGCCGCTCCATAGGAGCTGGTTGGGTGCTATCCTTGCTTGGCGGATTGTAGATAAAAAATATTTACAAACCTGGTTCGACTCCAGGAGCACCCTCTAAGACGATTACGCAGATATTATGAAAAAAAAAGAATTCATCGAGATGCTGAAGAATAGTAACATCTCGTATGTGAAGATCATTCACACATTAGACTGGACGGGTCATGAAATGAATTTGGCTTACTTTAATGAAGAAGCCAAGAATTACAAACTTGAGGAATTTGATTACCTTGAGTTTGAAGGTGATTTCGACAAAGCTGTCGAAAATTACACAAAGGAATTCTACGAAGAGTATAAATCTGACGGAATGACAATGTGTGAGAGTTTTCCGCTTTGGTTTATTATCAAAGAAGAATTATTCGTAATGGGGTTGTAATACTACAACTCCATTATAAAATTAACACAATAGTAACAAACAAAACAAAAAAACTATGGCAATGAAGATTTTGAAATGGTTTGAGAACACACAAGTTATCATGAACATCCTTTACATTGGATTAGGTATGATTATATCATACGCCATAATAGGATGCACTGGTTCTGCAATTGTGTCTAAGACAGATATGATTAAGACACAGAATCAAATTGATTCACTCAAGTCTATCAACAAGAAGTATTATGAGTACTACAAAAGTACAGAAAGACTCCTTGATGAGAAACTTGAGGAAGACGACCCTATTCTCGAAACAGACTGTGGATCTGACTATCTTGAGAACCTCGTAAAACTACGGAAAGCTATCAGCCGTAAATAGATAGCAGCGTAAAACGCAAACTCGCTCTGCGAAACCTGGTCATAAAACTATCGGATAGAAGTTTTTCATTAGTTTGTATATGTTTTTAAACTATCCATTTTTCTGTTGTCAGCCCCTGTGTGAATAATAGTAGCACTTATAGGAACTGTCTGGAGTGCACACGAAAGTGTGAAAAATGCACATTAATTAAACCCTTGTGCAAGGTAAATACATGGAAGATTTTATTATATTTCCAAACACCGTAGGTGGAAGAACAGCTGTCCGTAAGTCCAAGGTTGTATCTGTATTCGAGGATGACATGGATGGCGAAGTGGTTGTGTCATCGACCGACGATGATTTCCACACAACAGAGTCATTCGATTCAGTAATGTCTAAACTCATGAAATAATGGCACAGAATGATTATTCAGAATTCTTGAAGGCAGCTGATGCAGCCGCAAGAAAGGTGCATAGTTCAAAAGCTAAGCACATGGTCATCAATCATATATGGAGTTCTGAAAAGAACAAATATGTGAAAGCTAAACGCTATCGTGCAAAGTCAGCAATGACGAGGCGTGAAGAACGTGAGTTCTTTGGTCATTCATTTGTATTTAAGAAGGATATTCCTTCAATTAATATAAATAGAATAATCTTACTCTTTGATAAGAATTGGCAACTTTGTGACGTACTTCCGCTTTGTGAAGATACAAAACTATTTCTTGATGCTCATCGTGGTCAACCATATCAATTGTTATCAGATGATTAAGTTGTCATATACTGAATCCCTGGCTTTCAAAAAGATGGGATTTAATGAAGAAACAGACGGGTATTTCATAAAAAGGATACCCGTTGAGCGTTGTTGTATAGACAACTGGAACGAGAAAGGAATTGATTATGTAGCTATGCCGAGTGTATATCAAGCTGTTGAATTCTTATCAGCTAAAAAAGGAATATACATTAGCATTTCAGTTCATACAAATCATGAAATGAGGAAAGCTGAATTGATGACTACTGTGACGTATACAAGGATTGGTTATATAACATGTCAGAATGAAATTGGCAATCGTTATACAACTGTAGAAACAGCCTTGTATGCTGGTGTAAAAAATGTTCTGGAAACTTTAAAGAAGCTTTAATATGATTAAGCAAAAAGTAACAGAATATGACTCTCATTTCTTAGTAGAAACAAGATTAACTTTTACTAAGAAAGAAGTAAAAGCTTTTGATTTAGATAAAAATCTAAAAAGGAAAGTAAATGCTGTAATTAATCGCTATAAGCGAGAAAACATGAAAAGGTATAATTGGAGTACGTTATTATTTGAATTTAGATTTAAAGATCTTATAACGCATCCGTGTGGAGTACTATTTTATGTTTATTGCAGCAAAGGCTATCTTAATAGAAAAGATATCTACCTAAATAAGCAAAAAGCTTTTGCTGAAGAAATCAAAGAGAAAATTAAAGCAAGTATAGATGCTTAGTTCTATACAAAGTAATAAAACTTAACATTATCAAAATGAATATTTTAAAGTTAACAGAGAGTGGAATTGTAGTTATAACAAAAGTAGGAATTGGTCCAGAATTATCTGACAAAGTGTTAAACAAAGGTTCGTATCATATACGGACAATCACAGAAGACTGCGATAAAATCGCAAGTTGTGAGGTGTGTGACAATGATATTGATCCATGTTACGAGAAATATCCGAAAATGGTTAAAATTACTTCTGTTTCATTTGACGAGGTTGATGCGGATTGTGTGAGTGCGTTTGCAAAGACACAACAAAACTTGTTAACAGAGGTTTTGGAGGCAGAAGCTGCAAACCTCAAGATCGAGAGAACGTCTAACCTTACTGATATGGTATTCGAAGCAATGCTCGATACTTCATTTAAACTTCCAGAAAATGAGGAAAACTAAGGTCCATATAAAAAACCAATCTCATCAACAGCGGAAAGACAAATCAGCTGTTGATGAGGTTGGGAATAAAAGGTTTAGACTTTTCTTTAAGTCTGGAGGAGCAAGTATTCTTGTAGCTAAAGAGTTAACAAAGAATGAGATTTATATTCTAACTAAACAGTTTGAAAATAACCTCAAAAACTACGATTCTAAATTAGAAGGTATATGGCTAAGCATAAAATAGATGGCTGTAAGACTACAATAAAAAGAGGATCTGGTTGTTTTCTTATACAAACAAAGCTACAATTAACCGATAACGAGATTGAAATTACCGAAAAGGAAAAAGAAGTTTTACCAATTGAAGTGCGTAGAAAATTACATTCGTACATAAGAACAAAAGGTGAGCAGCTCGTATCGAAAATAGTTGGTGGTAAGTTTAATGGTAATAGAATAATTGAAAAGTATATATCCATAGAAACTATTGTGAGAATAAAAGATTACAACTTACGGCTTTCTATAGTAAACAACCAACAAAGACATATGAGAAAAGTCAAAGAGGTTCTCAAGCAAATGTAAGTGCTTGTCTTACATAACATTTAAACATTTATCAAAAATGATTCCAAGTTACAATAAACCGGGTAACAATGATGGATTTGAGAAGATCTTATTCATCGTGTTTATAACTATGCTCTTCTTCGGAATAGCAGTAAAGTGCAGTGCACAGAAAACACAGCAAAAAGCTGTGTATGACACAGTAATGTGTGATCAAGCTTGTATTCAGAAATACGTACAGATTCCTAACGAAAAGACTGGAAAAGTGCGTATCTTTGCTGTATACAAAGACTCTAAGCACAATGTGAATGAACTTATTAATGTGTCTGAAAGTACATATGACTACATTCAGACATGTAAAACCTACGGGATTCCTGCCCAATTAGGTATTAAGCTCAGAAACGGTGCTATTCAAACCATCATTCGCATCAAAACAATTATAACTGTTAGGCGATGAATGATGGAATAAGAAAAGGTGTAGTGGTGAACCGTAAAAATATATACGGTCACCTCTACAATCTGTTTCTTGTCGAGGGAACAAGCGGAGATATTATCAAGGCTAAAAATGAACTCGGCAAGAAAACAATACTAGAGAGAGATGATTTTTATCCAGTAAAAACTCCAAGTTTGAGAATATCAAAGGAAGATATGGATAAGATTAAAGCTGGTGTTCATACACTTAATCATGCTATTACAAAATCATGGATTGATGTAGTAGAAGGATTTAAGGATGGACAGTTTAAGATTGTAAAGCTAACACATGTTAACAGACATGTATACGTATTGTTAGACTCTATTAACAGATCTATTAAAAGAAAGATCATTAAAGAAAGCGCAAATGGAGTTTTAACAAAAGATATACTATCTGTTAGATATGTAATAAGAGACATCCTATTTGAATGAAAATTCCTAAACCAGGCCAATTTTGTACTATAAACAATGTAGTTTACAGAGCTTATAAGGCAAAAGATGGCTGTAAGGGATGCGCTTTCAATAACCTATTTTCATGTTTAGGTATAATAGACGGAAAGACTGGTAGAGCGAAAATGGACTGTAAATATAGCCATATAATATTCAAAAGAGTATGAGTCTAAGAAAAATAACATCAGCTATAAGAATTATCATTTCTATGTTAATTTTGTGTATGATAGAAAATGGTACGATTGTATGTAGATATAACACTATAATAATCATACTATGTTTTATCGTACTAGTATTTGATACTTGTTATCTTGTAATAAGATTAAGTATCAAAGAATAATCCCTAAAGTGTAGAGTGTTAGTATCAAGCTAATGCTCTACATGTACATGTAATGCAACCTACGCCTCCGAAGTACAAGGAGAGTACGACTGGTCCCAAGTCCAGGATGAAAGATGCAGAGGGGATGTACATTTAAGTGCACGCTTATCAAGGGCGCGATGCTGAGTTTCGAAAACTTCGTGCACTACACGGCATTTTGTTTTATTGTTATTATTTCGATTAAATGTGTTGTGAAACACGCATTTTTGGTTTGTGTCATATTAAGTTAAATTGTTTAATTATTGAAAGTAATAGCGATTACTAAAAACACACTTGCTTGTGAAAGTAGGTGTGAACTGGCTTTATAGCTCAATTGATAGAGCACAACACTGATAAGGTTGAGATTTGGGTTTGAATCCCTTTAAAGCCGCTCTAATTCGTGGCATAATATTTGTAAATCGTGTTTTGTGTATGCATGGTCTGTGAAGATAGTGTATACAAAATTAACCAAGGCTTTAATTTATAAATGTATACGAACGGTATGTGAATATAGTTCGTATAAACGGCCTCATCGTCTAACGGTTAGGACACAAGATTTTCATTCTTGTAATTGGAGTTCGACTCTCCATGAGGCTACAAAAGTTTTTTCCAAGTTCTTTAAAAACTGGGTAATTAATTTATGTTAAATCCAATAAAACATTATCAAAATGGAAAAATGGATTAAGAGGATTATGGCAGTATCATTTGTACTGCTTGCAGCCATCCTTGGCTTAACTGCCTTAACAAGCTGCGGTCATGAGAGCGGTAACAGGAATATCAAGAATTCAGATTCAGCCTTTGTGGTCGGAATTGTTGATAAGTACTGTCACCCAGAAATGTCTACTGTAGATGAAGCTGTAATGCTTCAGAGGCAGATGTTAATGGAAGCTGACTATAATTATGTGTTTAGGAACATGCCGACACAAACATTAAAGGCAGTAGTTCATGTAATGATGCACAAGAATCATGGTACACCTACATTTACGGTCAAGGATATTGCTCAAGAATATCTGTCGAGTCAGAAAGTATATGACAATCTGCCCGATGATAACCAGCAAGATCCAGACATGGTGGCGAACCCCAAAGTACTTAACGAACCTGATAGCATGGGAGGAAAGTAGTATGGAGACAAGAGCTATCGTTATTCTTTATGAAGGTATTAAGCCTTCTGAAAAGTTCATGATCAAACTTGCTCAAGTTCTCAAGAAAGAGAATATTACAAGTGATCGTAATATCTGCATTTCAGAGCTTGGTCAGAATGATATTGTTAAGACTTTAGTAAAAGCTAAAGCTGCAGAAACAATCACTTTCAAGCATGCTATAGAGAAAGATCCTACAGAACAGTCTATGATCTACCTGAAAGGTTATTTCGGTGATGAAGTCTGGATCAATCCAGTACTGTTCGGAGTAAACCTTATGGGTGCAATGCACTCCCTTCCTGAAGAGGGGAAAACCGCTTTGCGCATATTGTGTAGAGACAACATTCCCTCAGATGTTGCTATGAAGTATAATTTTACAAAAGCTCACTTGACTGCTATTAAAGCAGTCGTAACATCAGTATAATGAAAAAATACGATGATCACCATATGGTGGTAGAGAAAGAGAGTAAAAGAACAGAGCGTGCAAGACATATTAATGCGAGACCATACAAACGCTCTAAGTACAAACACAGTAACTACGAAGAGGATGTACAAAGTGGAAATTTGGAGCCGTAATTCCCATGGCAACAAAAAAGACCTAATTACAACATCTTTGTATCCTACAAAGGAAGAAGCAGATGCTGCGAGAGTAGCCTTGATAAGGCTATCTCGTGGCAGAGCGTTTGTTCCGATAGATGCAGAGTGTGTAAAATTAGGCAAGCCTGAAATGGCTATTTTCAGCGAGACAAACTATATTGTTTGTTAGTCTCGTTTAACATAATATTAATTTTTAAAATCATTATCAAAATGGCAAAAGAAACAAAGAACCCAGCAAACACTGCAGTAGCAGTAACAGAAGACAACGTGATGGAGCAGATCAAGAATGGCAATATCTTGGCTGAAGCTAACGTCAAAGCAGCTATTGAAGAGATTCAGAAGCAGAAGGACGAGAAGCAGAAGAAAGAGGCTATGGATATGATCTGTAGAGCTAAGTATCTGAATAACAAAGCTCTTCTTGAGCTTCGTGCACGTCGTCGTGAAGAGAAGAACAACAAGGAATACCTCACAGAAACGAAGAATATCCTTGATGAAGTGCTTGGTGGTAAGATTACTCCTATAGAGTACAAGAAGAAGTGTGAAGATCTGCGCGAAGAATTCCGTAAGAAGAACCGCGAGAGTGACAAACAACTTTCTGAGGAAATGCAGGAGCTGCGAGAGAGCTTTGAAGGTCGCTGGCAGTATTGGTGGGATTAATTATCCTACGAGTGCACAATTAGCGTTGAGTTAGCAGAGTCTTAGAACCAGTCTAATGGAGACTACAGATAGTTTAAAGGGATTTGGTCCAGCAGTGACGTAGTTAAGAAAACACCATCAGTGAATTAACACTGACACGAGAGTCTTTGAGCCATGTGCAACGCAAACTGCGAGGACACGCTGTATAATATGTCCAGTTATGATCAAACAATTACAGTATGCGAACCATCGAGTCGGTGCTCCTATTAAGAAATCCTCATGGGTGAAGGTAAATAGACACTGTACTGTGTATCAAGAAGCATATACATGTTGATTATACGAGAGTCTTGAACCAGTTATATGAAGCATATTTGTAAAAGCTTTTACGTGCGTTTTAAGGCGTTTAAATAAGTCGAGTGGATTAGCTACCCACAAGATGCGTTAGAACGCCTTAGAACGCACAGAAATGGCTTTATTTAGGATCTTTGGGATTGATCACCTAAGGATTCACTAAGAAAGAAGCATATCCGTATGAGGTATACGACCAAGACGCGGGTTCGAATCCCGCCAGCTCCACTATAAATATATAGAGAGGAGGAGAATCTTGTAAGTGGACTCTTAATAGAGCAGTACGTAGATCAACCCTCCTACAATGGGGCTGTATGGTTTTGATTGGCGTGGAAGTAAATACACCTATTAAGTTAGGAAGGATACTGTATAAATTCAAATGGCAACTTTAACGTTGTTGACTATACTTGCGTAGCGTAAGTAACAGTCAGGTGGATGCGATAACCTACCAAAGTGGTTTAGATTCGGGAGAGATAGGGAAATTAATACTGATATATTTTATTCTACTCTGACTGTGGGTTCGATTCCCACCTCTCCCACGATTATGAAGACAGGATATAAAGAGATGCTCCGTAACAGGTTACCTGATTACGTTGATTTGGCACTAAAATGGTGTAAAGTCAAAGAGCTTTGGATTAACCATGTCTATGATTCTCAGATAAATATATACGCAGATAAACAAGAGCGATACAATGCTACTCGCATTATTCTTGGATTATCATCGAAAGAACGTATATTTAAGTTTGAGGATAGTATAGATTGGGTTTGGATTACTGAAGAAGAAAAAGCAAGAATAAGACCAGCTATTGGTTGGATCAATTTCTTCAAAACTATCTTTCCGTATATTGAAAATAAATGGAAAGTAAATCTCTCGTTAGGTAAAACGGAACAGGAGTTCATTGACGAACTGTCTTCTGGATACCTAAAAACAGTTAATGATTCTGTAAGGAATAAGTTAGCAGTTTTTATTACTAATTATTTGAAAAAATGATTATGTATTTTCCACGTACCAAAAAGATTTATCTCGCTGAATATGTAGGATGGGATTGGAAAGTTGTTTGTTATAAAGAAGGATATTATAATTTTGCATATAAATGGAATATTATAATACCATCTAAATTTCATCATTTGATGAAGAACAACGATATTGTAAATCTATTAGGTTGGATTCATGAAAACATTGTAATGAAGATAGAAGATTTAACGTATATTACACTTAATGTATTGATACGAATATCAACGGGTCTTTTAGATAAATGTAATGTTGACAAGGATACAAAGATAGAATTACATTATATAATTGTCTCTCAATTGATAGATAGAAAATCCTACTTAATCAACAAAGATTTACCTTTTTAGCTATAGATCATTGGGTTGGTCTATAGCTCCTAATTGTGGTCAAGCTATATCCACGATGCGAGTGACACGCTTATAAATAGCTTTATTTGTTTTGAAAAATCCACGTATTACCCCAGAGGAAGTGGAGATTATCAAAAGCGCGCAAGCTGGTAATATATCAGCTTTTAATAAACTTTTTCATCGCTACAAGGGATTCGTTGATACAATCCTATACTACTATCTTAAAGATATGGATGAAGCAAAGGATATAACTAACATTGTATTCTTGAAAGTTTATGAAAAACTATCTCAATTCACAGACTATGACTCATTTGGAGGATGGCTGAGAATTTTAACAAACCGTACAGCAATTGATTACTTACGTAGTGTCAAGAACCACGCGAAACCTGTAGGAGAAGAAAGCGAAAGACTATCGCTTGCCTCTTCTATATCTTCCGATGAAGATGATCTTGTCAATCGTCTTGCATACGAAAGAATACTCGAAGAATTTGAAAAATTCCCTGCTCACATGAAGCAGATTCTTGAGCTATTCTACGTGAACAATATGACTGTTGTACAAATTAGTGAAGCTTTGAGAATCCCCACTGGAACTATTAAGTCGATTTTATCAAGGACTCGAAAGCAAATCAAAAAATCGTTTAATCAAAATTAAAAATGGACTTACTTTGGTTTTTCATTGGAATCCTTATTATCTTTTGTATCGGTCGATACAATGAGAGTAATAAGTTGTTTTGGATACTGTTAATATCATTTGTTGGTAGTTTTGCAGTAGCTACAATTATTACGAAAGTGACATCGTATGATTCTAATGGAGCTAAGAAGAAGGAGGTTCAGGTATGTAACCCCACGCAGGCGTCAAATAACGCATCAGGAGTATTCCTTTTGGCAGATGCTATGTTAGGAGACACACAAAGCGTACAGCTAAAACCTGCGAGTCAGGAAACGTACACGCCTGAATTACTTTCAATTAGCTTCAATAGTCCGCTCGTTAACAGCGGAATAGTTTACTTACCCTTAAAACCACCACAACTATGTTTACATACTTCGATACTTCATGACATGTCATGAAATAAACAGCATTCAATTAATCAATTAACGTGATATTTTTCACAAGTAAATAACTTTTAAATCATTATCAAAATGAGTAAGAAGAATAAAGGCGGAAAGCCACAGTCAAAGTCAGCTAACAAAGCTGCAAACGCAGCTCCTCAGGTAGAAGCTCCAACAGTGGAGACTAAGAAAGAGGAGAAGGTAGAAGAGCCTAAAGTAGAAGAGGTTCAGACACCTGCTAATCCAATGAGTGAATTCACCGAGGAGGTGAAGAAGGCTACAGCACGTGGACTTGATCCAAATCGTACAGTAGACTTGCTTAATCTCAGTCACTCTTATTTCCACGACCCAGATGCTGCAGCAGAGCGTTATGGAATCAAGAGAGAAGTAGCTGTTAAGATGGATCAGTGTACAGCTATTGGTGTTATGACTATGTTTGCTCAGGAAGTAGCTCTTGCTGACACCCCATGGTCTCGTACAATGCGTCCAGCAGTACTAGAGAGTATGGCAGAAGTTGCGAAGGAGATTGGTATAACAATCAACCTCAAGTCATTACCAGCTCCTGATAAGAATGGTAACGTAACTATTACCCAAGAGAACGTAAAAGTCTCTGCGGAAACTAAGAAGAAGCTTAAGGAGGAGAAAGAACTTCTTGAAGAGCAGCCAGAATTGGATATTGACAAGATCGAGAATAGGGATCAGCTCAAGAAGAGTATTATTATTCTCCTTACTGAGCGTAAAGACTATCTCAGCAACATCCAGAAGGCAATCAGTCTATATGCAGCATATCTAGAGAAAGAGAAGGCCGACGCCACCAAGGGCATGTCTCGCATCCAATTGTTGCACAATCTTATCGAGTTTGTTGAAACGGCTCCGATTGTAATGAACGGAATTGGTTCCTTTCTTTACTCCGTTACCGCTACAACAAAGTCTCCAGTATCAGCCTTCTGTCATCTCAAGAATACAGTTACAGATCGCGCCACAGGAAAATGTGACTATGACAATCAGTTTATAGCTGATGTTGTACGTGAGATAGTAATCTGGAAGGCTAACATTAAGAAGGCTGAGAACGACAAGTCTATTGAGGCTGTAAAGAAGAATCTTGAGGTGCTCAAGAAAGATGCTAAGAAGAACGAGAAGGCTATCAAGGATCAAGAGGAACGTATCGAGATCCTCAAGAACAACAGTAAGGTATTTGATACAACAATCTCATACGTAACTGAGCCTTCTGCAGACGTTATCGAATCTTTCTTGGAGAAACGTGCAGAGAAGGATCAGACAGCGATTAGGATATTCAGATCTCTTTCTGAAAGTCTGTATCGTGGTATTGATCTTAAGGGCGTTAAGATGGACAGCTTGCTTGCAAATATGAAGATGCAGGCTGGAGTGATAACAAACTTGTTCCGCGATCCTCATATGCAGTTCGCGAACTATAAGGAGTCTGAGATTCCTGAACTGCGTTTTATGAAGGAAGGTGAAGCTGAGGAGCCTAAGAAGGAACCTAAAGGGGAACCTAAGGAAGCTCCAAAGGAAGAGCCTAAGAAGGAAGATGAGTCAGAAAAGACAGAAGAGTCAAAAAACTAATTCAGACTGCCAAAGAAAAAATTCGCGAAGTTGGTAGTCGTATTGGTAAGGCTTACAAAGTCTTGAAAGGCGAGTAAATATATCAAAGATGAAAAAATTAACAACATTTCTCTGCAGTATGGCATTCGCTCTTAGCGGCGTCTGCCTTGCTGTTAGTAAATCAGAACCGTTACAGTTGCCTGGAAACGCTGTAGCGTATGCGGAGCCGATGAAACCAATACCAGCTCCGTTTTTCTTGAATCAGAGTAACACTGAGAAAGAAGCTAAAAAGGACACTGTGTTTACACAAGTTGTAAAACACGATACAGTCCAAGTAACTAACACAAAATTTAAGTACGTTGTAAAGGTTCGTACTAAAGCTAAAGCTGAGACTCCGTATCTCCCAGCATTTAGTATAACAATACCGAAGGGGAGTTGGGAAACCTCCCATGATTCTACAAACGTAGTATCAGAATAAAAGAACCGAGTGTATACCGTATATAGTCGGCGCTCCTGTATATTGTAAGCTATGCGCTTAGTATGCAGGAGCAGCACATTAGTCTCATATAAGGTCTCATTAGCCTTAGAGACGAAATTAACTTGATCCGAAAATATGTTAGCGCTCTCAAAGCGTGAGAAACCCAAAAGATAGGATGGAAGACATTTAAGTGTGAAAAACTTATTTGTATTAGGGAGAGTGTTGTATCAAACCCTATTCATATGGAAATGAGAACCGTCTGGTGATGGAAATATGAGAAGACACGTAAGTTGTGAGTTGACAATCACACAATACTGATACCGTATCGGAAATGTATATTATGATACTATGTATACAAGAACGTTACACGAGATGAAACTATAATAAGAAACCCCGAAGAATATAGTACATGGTATGGCTATATGAAGGCAAGGCCAAATTCTATTATAGAAGTATCTACTAAAACCCAGCTCAGTGTTCCTCTACAACCAAAGTAGAGTATGAAGGAGTGAAAAAATGTATGGAGTATAACAATATCGTGAAGGGATAATACCCACGAAGTATACCGTAACTATGCTGACTATGTAAGTCCCGACTGTTCGATTCAGTCACCTTTTGGGTCACCTTAGGGTCCGGGGATGGGGTAAAACGTCTGATATATGAAGAAGTACGTCCGCCAGGCTTTGGTCGTTTATGCGGGATATAAAAGTAAAATGACTAGCAGGTTGGGCAATACCTGAATGCAGAAATGCTACGCGAAACGAGGCCGCGGTCAAAGTCTGATTTGAGTGTACACAGCTCTTTGGGTGGAGTGAAGATATAAGTGGTACATTGGGAGTGTCGATAAAAACGATTCCTCTACGCGATGATTACGTTACAATCATGTTAGCCGCACTCAGAGGCGATACTGGGAACGAACTTTTAATTAGGTAGACCTGATTCCGAATGCCATATTACCAATGGTAATGAAAGATCCGTCAACCTTCAACAACTACAAGTATTAGTGCTTTGCATTATATTTACAATATTATATAGTCTCTACAGAGTAGTAAGCTGGTATATTATATATGAGTAAGTATATAGCTATAGATAAGTATTAAGAAAAGAGAGTTAGAGAGAAAATAAACATGTTTAACAAAAATGGATGTCCCCCGATAGATACACCCCTTTCGTTGTAAGAAAGAAATTGAGTCGGAAATCCGAGTGCCAACCGTAACTTTGAAATAATTATGCAGAATAGTCATTAGAGAAGCAGAGAGTGCAATCGATGTGGTCTATAAACTATAGAGCAGTTATCAGTAAACTGATGGGCAGCAACAGAACTTAAGTACGTCCTTGTAATAAGGATAGGGAGTTAGTGACTCATTAATACATCCTGTCTCGGTGTATTAAAAAGGAATGTTGTGGGTGACAAGGGTAATGATAGGGTTAAATTCCCGAGTGTTCGTGCACTGTCTCGAAGAAATGAGAGATCAAAAACAAATGAGGAAGCTTATCCAATAGAAAAAACAGCCGTAGTATCTGTGATCCCCCTGAAGGTGAGATAGTTCGATAATGAAACGCAAATTATGTATTCCGCGTATAAGAATGAATGCTAACATAAGAGATTATCTGTGGTGAAGTAACAATCGTCGGTAGTTACTTTTAAGTATGTGGAAAGTACGAGAAGAAATTACCAAAGTTTTTGTGGGTCAATCGTATGTGGAAACTTACATCTGTATCTCAGCACTGTAACCCTCCGCGAATCCTGAATCATCAGAGACTTTGACGGATACAGAATAGTATACTTCACATATTGTTTATTAGAATTAAACAACGAATTACATAAATCATTGCACTTGAGTGTGCACATTCAACATTCAAAGCTTAAGGTAGCAATTTTAATGATGGGCTAAGTTAATCCTACCGTTGGATTCCCGTTACATGAGTTGAGCTTCACTTAGAGGAATATAGAAATGTAACAGTTAAAATTGGAAGCGTGCTTCCCATTAGAATAGCAATTGAAGTTGATTTTTTCACAACATTCAGACCCAATGAGGCAGTAATGTTTTACTTTATAAAGCTGTATTTCAGCGTAAAACTTTATTATTAATTTCATCGTTGGTTTATCAAAAACGATGTCAAAAAGGATGAAAAATTATGGAAACTGTAAAAGCATCAGTAGTAGCAAACAATCGTAAGTCACTCTCAATCGTAGGCAAGAACTTTGGCTGTCAGTATTATCGCCCAGAGGCACGTCAGAACGCTGTTAACTTCGACGAGAAGAAGCGTAAGATCGAGCAGGATGGCAATGTTGAGCTCACAACGAATCGTGCAACAAAGCGCTACCTCGTTAAGGGTTATGACGTAGTGAGCATTCAGCTCGGTAACGACATCACTGGTTCTCCAGTAGTGTTCATCAACAAGGATGATCAGGCAAGTGAGGTAACAATGCCAATCTCTCCAGATTTGTCTAAGGTTGGTCAGGTGACAGAAGACGCTGTATCTAAGGCTCTTCGTGGTGACAAGAACATCATCTTCTCTGACGTAGAGAAGTTGGTTAAGCAGTGTAATGCTGCAAACCAGGCTGAAATCAGCCGTATTGAGGAGCTTAAGGCTAACCTCGACAAGGAGTTGCAGTCTCTTCAGAATGCAATTTCTGGTAACATCAAGAAGCTCGATGATTACAATCATGAGATGAATGCAAGCACTAACGCTGCAAACGGTGTAACCGTAACAATCACAGAGGACTAAACATATGGAGAAGCTTGTATCTGATGCAAGCAAACTGTTAATGCAAGTTCTAATGACTGATTCCAAAGTGTCTGTAAAGATACTTGACAACGCAGACGATGCGGAAAAGTACAAGATTTGTATAATCCAAGATAATGGTACTATTGTTCTTGGAAAGACATCTGTGCGTTGGTGGAATCAGTTATTAGGCTGTCAGGACAAAATTCCATTTGATAGTTTTGCTTTGAAAGTGTGGGACGCTTTGGTAGATTTATCAAGCGGCCTTAACAATAAAGCTATTCTCAATGGTTTATCTATTGAAGTAGTAAAGAAGTCAGTCCGTACAAAGGACTACGATTATGTTGTACGTCGATTATATGATTGCTGGGCTCATGTAGCTCAGAAGAGCGAAGGATACCAAAAGGCTCTGTCTCCCGAGGGAGGCCCGGGTTCGGCCCAAGACTGTCCTGGTGGTACTTTCGCGTCCGACAAGCCACGTGAAATAGTAATCAACATCAACGGTACTAAGAAAACAATTCCTTTCATAGATAGTAATGGTGATCCACTGAATATAGGATTGGATTACGGATTTCTTGGATTTCGTAACTTGTAAGTGATATATCTGAGGATATAGAAGCATAATCCCGAGGGAAAATGCTTCATAACAAGCAGTTAAGAAAGAATAGAATGAAGTATGATGATTCTAAATTCGGATTATCGTTACTTGGTTATTTACAGTTATCCATTTCCCCGAGGGGATTGGGGTGTGCTTCCTGCGGGAGGCGCACCTCGCGGATTAACTTAAATAAACTTGGTTCGATTCCAAGCTATGAGCAAGTGTAGGTAAATGATCTCTCGAATTCATATTAGTTGTATTTTTAATTTTAATCAAAATCTAATTATGAGTAAGAATAAATCAATTGAATTGAATTCAGCAAAGATCATCAATATCCGTAAGAACCTTGATATGACAATCAATAAGTATTGGAAGATCATTCGTGCGGAAAACGTAATGGCTAAGAAGGCTATTGCAGCAGGCCAGGGTTCTGGCTACGACCTCAAGGGTTTGTACAATGAAATTACACAGATGAGTGAGAAGCGTATTATCATTAAATGTATGCTTATGTTGCTCAATATGGGTATTACAGAGTTCAACTATGAGGAGTTTAAGAAGACCAATAACTATGCTATTTTTGCAGCTGGTGAAGCTAAGGAGGCTATCGCTCAGCTTAAGATGATTCCTACCATTAATCCTTCTGAGAAGGCATCTAAGGGTAAGAAGCATATGGGTAAGACGGAGTCTTTTACCTCAGCAAAGATTGCATCTCTCGTTAAGGAGAGTCAGTTGAAGGCAAATAAGTTTGACGCTAAGCTCAAGGAGTTTAACGACAATACTAACATAACATGTACTGATGATATTGCAGAAAAGTTCTCTATGGACTTAGCAGTATAATATCGGCACAAGTATATGGTGTATAAGGACCAGCATTTATGCGACAGTTCGAGGCTGTCTATACTTTCATTTTAAGGCCATTTAGAGGCCTTCTAAGGCGTTTTAATACGTTTCCAGGACAATTCACCGCAGAGGTGAAAATAGCGCCTTAGAACGTAACTATTTAAATCATTATCAAAATGGATAAGAATTTGCAACCAAACATATCAGACCCAAACGTTATATATAACACAGTAAAGAACAAACGTAAAGAGTACCTTGAAACTCATTTTGCTATGCGTTCAAAGAAACAACCATGGTACATGCTTACTAAAGGTAAGTGTAAGAACTATGAGGAGCGTATGAAGAGTTGGGGTGCTTGTGTAGATTACTTTGACGTTCCATCAGAAACTAAAGTTATGAGCGAACGAGTTGTTATCAAACGTATTGGAAGTGCAAACTTTATGGAGCGATTAGCTCAACATAAGCTTGCAAGGTGGGTACGTAAAAACCCAGCGCCATGTGATGAAATGGATTTGTTTAAGAACGAATTCCTTGAACCATGGAAAGAAGAGCGAGATAAAGCTCTTGAACATTTTCGAGATATCGTAGTTTCGATATATGACAAAACAGTATTACCGTATGACAGTAAAAAGGCATTGATTGTGCCTATGATAGATATGGGCGGAGGAATCCGAACGTATCCAAATATGGACCCAATGACAATTGGTTATCCATTATCTAAGTTTGCTGGAAAACGATTTGTTAAGAAAGATACTGTAGCAGATGTATGTAAAAAGACGCTTAAACAAGTGTCTAAACAGTATAACTGTAAATCAGTTGACTATACATACGAACGCAAGGTGTTGCTCAGTGTAGCAGCATAACAGTGCTGGTGGTGACCCTCGTCGTCCCACCAACACTTTAAAAAGGAGAGTTGGCTGAGTGGTCTAAAGCGCTGGTCTTGAAAACCAGAGGGCAGTAAAACGCTCCAAGAGTTCGAATCTCTTACTCTCCTCCAACATTGGAGATTTAAGCCTAATTGGTAAGGCAACAGTTTGCTAAACTGTCAGTAATCGTAGCAATATGATGTATAGGTTCGAGTCCTATAATCTCCGCAATATTAACTTAGAGTCTTTGAACCATGTTTATACGAAAACTTAAAGTCGTCACGTACGACATAGAGATTTTTCCAAACTGTTTTCATTGTACATGTAAAGACACAGAAACACAAGAGTTATTACTTTTTGAAATATCTAATAGAAAGAATCAGCTAACAGAGTTAGTTGATTTTTTCGTTTCTAAAGACATAATCTTTTGTGGCTATAACAACAAGCATTATGACGACGTGGTAATAAACTATATTATAGATCTTCAAAGACAATTGAGTCATAGAACCTGTCAAGAAGCATGCCGATCGTTATACAAGCTGTCTAAATGTATAATAGAATCAGAAGATGGAGATATAGAAAGATTCAAGAGATGGAAATATGCAAATAAATTCAACTCTATGGATCTTTTAACTATGCAATTTAGTTCAAAGTTAAGAGTAGGTCTTAAAGAAATGCAATTAACTATGCACTATAAAAACGTTCAGGAATATTCAGGTTCATTTGATTTACCAATCGAAGACTCTGATATTGACGAAATGATTGCATATAATATAAACGATGTTGAATCTACTACAGATCTACTAAGTAGACTTGAAGAAGATATAAAACTTCGTTTGTATATTGAAGATGAATATGGAATTCCATGTTTGTCTTTCGATGGAGTAAAAATTGGGGAATCCATCCTTGCTAAACTTTATTGTGAGAAAACAGGCATAGATATAAAAGAACTCAAAAAAACTCAAGAGCCAGTTGAAGACATAAAGTTAAAGGATGTGATTTTCCATTTTGTACGATATAAAAATCCGAAATTACAAGACGTTCTCGAAGATATGAAAAAACAAGTAGTTGATTCGCATGAACGCAAAGGCTATGAGAAGAAGTTTGTTCTCTCAAATTTAGGCTATTCTGTTGGTGTTGGTGGATTACATTCTATCAACAAACCAGAAATCTTCCGTCCTAACGAGAATGAGTATATTGGGCACAGTGATGTGGCGTCGATGTACCCATCGTTGTTAATTAAATACAACCTTGCTCCAAGTCGTGTAGGAAAAGAATTTTTGCAGGTCTACACTGACGTTTATAACGACAGAATTTATGCAAAACATAATCGACAGAAACTTAAGGATAAGACACTAAAACTTGCCCTTAACGCTGTAACGGGGAAAATGCAAGAAGAATCAAGTTGGTTATACGATCCATTTAACGTCTTCCGAATAAGAATCAATGGACAGTTGATATTACTTATGTTAATAGAACGTTTGCTGGAGTTAGATTGTAGGATCATACAAGCTAATACAGATGGTGTTATGTATGTAGCTAAGGAAGAGAATCGTGATAGAATTCAGGAAGCTATTACAGAAATAGAAGCTATTACACAACTTGTATTTGAAAGCAATGATTATGAAGCGTTTTATCAGTACGCAATTAATGATTATTTCGGTATCATTAAGGGATACTCTGAATCCAGAGACCCTAATCTGATAGAAAGAAAGGGAATGTTTATAACCGAGACCAAGCTTGGGAAAGGATTAGCACCAGTCGTAATTCCTAAAGCGGTTATAAACTATTTTCTCACAAAACAACCAGTTAAAGAATTTATAATGTCTGATAAAGATATTAGAGACTTTGTAATTGGTCAACGCGTAGCTAAAAAGTTCGATGTATATCACGGAAGTGAAAAAGTACAGAGAATTAATAGGTTTTACGCATCTACAAATGATTATTATTTATTCAAGAGAAAATATAATGAAAGGTTGAAAGATTTTGAATTTTCTTATCAAGGTAAGAGAGTTGATGTAAAGAAATATACAGACATAAATCTTTTAACAGAATCAGGAGTTACTATCTTGAATACGTATGACGAAAAGCCTATAGAGCATCGTCATATAAACTATCAGTACTACATTTCTAAAGCAAGTAAAATTATTGATGAGCTTACGAGTGTACAACTGAGTTTGTTTGACGATCAGACTTGTTAACCAAAGAGTATAAAAGTATGATTATTGAATTAAACACAAAACTTCTGGATTATCCAGATAAACTAAATTTAAATCAATTAGTCTTCCTAAGTATGGTATTGGATAAGAATCAAAAATCTAATAATCAAGACGTCCGCAAAATTGTCAGCCTAATTAGCGACGACGAAATATCATACTTAATCGAACAAGGACTTATTACCTCGATAGAGAGAGGGAATTCAATTACATATCAAGAATCTGAAAAGCTTACAGCTTATATCGAACCAGATCGTAGCTATTTTGATCAGTTTTACGATATGTACCCAGTTTATGTTGTTCGTCCAGATGGAGAAAAAGTTTACCTAAGGACGAATAAGAATAAATGCAGAAATCTTTATAACTCCTATGTTAGTAAAAGCTATACCAAAGCTGAACATATTAACAAATGCTTAGTTAAGGAACTTGAGAAGAAAACCAAGCTGGGCAAAATAGGATATATGAAGACTATGTGGAGATGGTTACAAGACCATCAGTGGGAAGAAATTGAAGAAGAGATGCTAAGTGAACGGCAAGAGCAAAATACAGAGACATATGGAACAGAACTTATCTAATTTGATACGTCCCATGTCTGTAGTTGCTAATGAAGCTGTTCAATATATTGCAGGCAGACGTGAACATAAAATCGTCAGCTTAAAAACAAGATGGAATAAGTTTAACAAGCAGTGTATGGGTGGAATAGAACCTAACACTGTACTTACCATTGCAGGTATCTCTGGAAGTGGAAAGAGTTCGTTTGCGAACTTGATTACCACAGACGTGATTGATTTAAATGAATCAGAAGATGTTATAGTACTAAACTTCTCTTTAGAGATGGTTGGTTTTAGGCAGGTTGGAAGGACGCTCTCAAATAAGCTAAGGAGAACGACTTCGACTCTGTATAGTTCTGAAAAGGACCTGGACGACAATACCTTCAGAATGGTTGTATCGGTAACCAATAAGCTAAAGGAGTATCCTATTTACTTTGTAGATAGTCCTACTACTCCCACGCAAGTTAAAGACATAATATTCCAATTCTATGATACGTATGTTAAAGGAACTAACAAGCATTTCTTGATAGTATACGATCATGCGTTACTAACAAAACAAGTAGGATCTGTATTAGAGACTATAAGTGAGTTAGAAAGAGTGTTCATACAAGCTAAGAAGCTACCAATGACAAGCATTATACAGCTTGCTCAGATGAACAGAAACATAGAATCTTCTGAGAGAATAAACAATCCGACAAGTCATTATCCTATGAGAAGTGATTTGTCATCATCAGACGCTATATTTCAAGCAAGCGATTACGTTTGCGTTATACATAGACCAGAAATATTGGGCATCCAAGAATATGGTCCGAATCATTTACCTACTTCTAATAAAGTATACATACACATGTTAAAGAACCGTGATGCGGGAAAACCATGTATACTTGAATTCGAGAATGACCTTGCGTTCAATAATCTGATAGAAGTATAAGCGTCAATTATAAAACATTTTAAGGCTGAAATTTTATGAATACATATACTTTTACAACTGGCAACAATAGTAACAACAATATTAAGAAGTTTTTCACATTTTCCTTTCTCAAGAAGAATAAGCCTACAGACTACTCTGAGGTTCTTGATGACCTTATTCTTACTAATCTAATGGAGACGAATTCGTACCTCAAGGATTATAAGACTAAGCAGGAAGACGCAAAGATCTTCGAAGCCAGCACTGCTTCACTGAAGGGTAAAGAGTTTGCAGAAGCAGCATCATTCCTTGCTAATTATAGTAAGAAGAAGGCCTTTCCATTTATTTTCGGTAAGGTTTATAAGCTTGCGGGTAATATCCCAGTTATCTTCTACGACGACGAGATTCAGATTGACCGCGATATTTACTCATACGATGATTTTGAGAATCTTGCATTCTTGAATACGTTGAGTGCTCCAAAGAAGAAGCTCATTATTGATATTTACACTAACAGTCATAACATCAATATTGAGATTAATAAATAATCTAAAACCTAAGAGTTAATGATTACATTACCTACATCTAAAGTTCCAGCAGTTTCAGTTAATCCGCGTTTCTTAATTATCTATGGTAGGCCAAAGTCTGGTAAGACATCAGCATTGGCACAGTTAGAAAATAACTTAATCATAGACTTAGAAGGTGGTTCTACGTTTATTGATGCTATGGCAATACAATGTCGTAATATTAGTGACTTAGGAGAAGCTGCTCAAGCCATTAGAGCTAAGAATAAAGAAGTAGGGCATAATTTCTATAACCGTATTACAATAGACAACGCTACTCGATTAGAGGAAATTTGTTTAAGTTATGCTGCTACTTTATATCGTCAAAGTCCAGTTGGAAAGAACTGGAAGGGAGATGATGTTCGTACATTACCTAACGGTTCTGGCTATTTCTATATTAGACAGGCAGTACGTAAGGTAATTGACATGTTTAAAGAGCTTTGTGATGAATTCATATTGGTCGGACATGTTAAAGATGTACAAATTGATAACAACGGAGAAGAATTGTCAGAAATGGCACTTGACTTAGTTGGAAAGCTCTCTGCAATTATATGTGGAGAAGCTGATGCAGTAGGTCTTGTTTACCGAAAAGGAAATGAGACTCATATAAGTTTCAAAGGAGGAGATGGTTCTATTAAGGAGGCCCGTGCTCCACACCTAAGAGGACAGGATATAGTCATCGCCAAAGGAAACGATGATGGAAGCATAACAACCTATTGGGATAAGGTTTATAAGGATTAATCCCTATTATTTTAAGAAGTTATAACTCAATAAAATTAAGAAATTATGTATAGTACAAGTACAGCTGTTACAAATAATAACGAGTCTAATGGTTCTTATATGCCAGTTGGTATTAATGAGAACGTTTTCTTGAAGTCTGTAGAGGCTAAGAAGTCTCCAAACGGTCATGATTTTCTTGAAATTACATTCGAGAACAATGAGGGTAAAACCGCATCTATGACAGAATGGAAGAACGAAAAGAGCATGTGGGTTAAGACCGACGAGGATTTACAGCGTCGTGATAACTTACAGTTTGGTCGTATCATACAGATTATCAACTGTTATTTCCCTAAGATTGAAGGTGAGTTTAGCACTTTCAAGGAGATGATAGATTGGGTTCAGGCAACACTCTTTCCTATGGTAGTAACTAAGAAGGCTTTGCGTCTGAAGGTTGTTTACGATAAGAATAACTATACTCAGGTATCTAAGAACGGTATCTTTGTTGAACCTATGGATAAGGCTGAGACAGAGATTAAGAAGTTCTCTCGTGACAGTTTTGAGCGACAGGTAGTCGCAGATGTTGAGAAATCAACAGATCCTCTTGCTTCAGCTACAAATGCTGATAGTACTCAGGCATCAGGTAGTGACGACCTTCCATTTTAATGGTAAATAGTCACTGGTGGACAAAATCCAACAAGGACAGTTTTGAGGTTCTGTAAAAACCTCACACGGGATATATGGTAGTGTGCTTTTAGCCATAGTTTACACACGGAGAGTTCGACTCTCTCCTATCCCACATATAAATCGAACAGTAATAACGTGTAATAAGGCTATTCCTACGTTAAGTATAATTTTTGTTCTGATACGGAGAGGGAGCGTTCGATTTAAGGCCATTTAGAAGCGATTTAAGACGTTTAAGCATAGACTTTGATGTAGTTGTTAAGAGAAATGGTTTAAGACGCTTAAAACGCAAATAAATGGCCTATTTGGGTATTTTGGAACAAGCATAAGTTCGATTCTTATGATACCCACACTAACAAGAACTTATAAGTCAAATGTATAGTACGAAAACAGCAATTACAATGAGTCTTAAAGACTTGTTGTCTATGTTGGATGATGAAAGTATCTATACATACTACTTAGGTAGTATAAAAATAGGGAAACTTATCAACAGTCCATTAAGGAATGATGATAAGAATCCCTCTTTTGCTATATTTCGTGGTAAACAAGGCGGATTATTCTTCAAGGACCACGGTACTGGAGATGGAGGTAACGCTCTAAAATTCGTTAAGTTAATCAAAGGAATAGAAACAAGAGAAGAGTTTGAAAGGGAATTACTGAGAATAGTTCGTAAAATGAATCCTAATATGTCTATACGTCAACAGACTTACACCCAAAACGTAAGTAATGTTATGGATATAGGAATTGTTAGACAGCCATTAACAGATATAGATAAAAGATATTGGAAGCAATTCCATATCTCACTTGATACATTAAAGAGATATCAGGTGTTTAGCATTAAATACTTTCTTTGTAATAGAGTCGTCAGAGGAACCTACAAAGAAACTAATCCTATGTATGCATATAAGGTATATGATAGATTTAAGATTTATAGACCTTTAGCATCCAAGTATACTAAATGGCGTACTAATTTGACGAATGAGTACGTTCAGGGGTTAGCCGAGTTGCCTAAGGATGGAGGTAATCTCTTGATAATCACAAAGTCTTTAAAAGACGTTATGTGTTTGTATGAGATGGGTTATAATGCAATCGCAGCTTCAAGCGAAACAACGTTTATTCCAGACAATGTTATTAAATCATTGAGGAATAAATGGAAACATATACTTATACTATATGATAGAGATCAAACAGGAATGTTAAGAGCTCGTAAGTATAGTAAAGAGTATAAATTTGATGCTTTCTTCGTTCATAAGAAGTTTAAATCGAAAGATATATCTGATGCAGTAAAAGCTAATAGTTTTAATACTGTAAAAGATTGGCTTTCACAAACATTAAAGAAGTATGATTGAAACATTGATTCTGGCTATTTCATTCGGAATAATTGGAGGTATGATAGGTTTTAACCTATTACAAAAAACATCTCCAACTATAAAGATGAAGAATGGCCGCATACGATATGTAAATGGTTACAATACAGAATTTGTAACAATTGTAAACAAAGATGGAGTAGAAGTACTTAATGCAGGATTTGCCAAAAATACAAAAGGCACAAACTTTGTTGAGTATGCCACAAAAATCTAAAGGAAGAGTTAGGAATGCGACTAAGGTCGATAAGTATGGTCTACATTTTCGTAGTAAGCTCGAATGCTATACTTATGAAGCTTTTATGAATGCTGGAATACCAGTAGAATATGAGCCAAAGCATTTCACTCTCTTACCAAAATTCGAGTATAATCAGGAGAAAATACGAGCTATGACATATCTTCCAGACTTTATAGGAAAGGGGTTTGTTGTAGAGTGTAAAGGCCTGATGGGTGATAGTTTTCCATTACGATGGAAGCTATTCAAATACTACTTGAAACAACACAGAAGTAAAATGAAGTGTTATCTTGTGAGAAATCATAAGCAGGTAGATGAAATGATTCAAGAACTTTTAAGTCAAAAGAATTATGGAAAAGAAAAACAATAATAGTAAGTTTGTAAAAGTAGGTAGTAGTATTTCATTTAAGTTTAATACAGATGGATTAGACTATAACTTACAGCCTGGATCAGTTTACACAGTAAGCTATGATAGGTATGAAGAAAAACTTACTTTATCTGAAGCGCCAAGTCTGAAATTACCAGAGAAGGTGTATTCAAGTGAAAGCGATGACAAGTTTATAAAAAAGACTCTTAATCACTTTCAAAAGTCTAAAGACGAAGTTACTGGTGTTATGTTATCTGGACTTAAGGGTTCTGGCAAAACAGTGATGTGTAAGAAAATCGCTTTAGACTCAAATCTCCCTATCATTTTGATAGATAAGTCATTTTATCCAAGTGTTCTATGTAAGTTATTTAATTTCCTTGAAGATATAGATGCCTGTGTAATTATTGACGAGATAGATAAACTTGGTGAAGATTACGACGATAGTTATCTTCTAAAGATTCTCGATGGTATTAACTCTTCTGGTAGAAAGTTAATGTTATTCACATGTAACAATGATGATATGATTAGCGAATTCCTTATAGACAGGTGTTCACGAATCCGTTATTGGAGAGAATTTGACGAGATGAGTAAAGATTTAATAAAGTCTATACTTAAAGATCGTCTTGATAACAAAGATGAAGTTAAACCTGTATTTGATTTTATAATCAATAGTTTTGGCTGTATTAGCTTTGATAATGTAAATTCATTTGTAGAAGAAGTGAATAATAATCCTAAGGATACATTTGAAGAGCTGTTTAATGACATGAATTTATCTACAAAGTAATATGGAGATAACTGTACCTTACTACGAGGACATGACTCGTATAAGTAACTCTAACATAGGCTGGTTCTTGAAGAAAGGGCCAGCCTATTTACATTCTATGCTAACAGGTAAAGCTGAAGGCGAAACAGGTCGTCAGTTAGCTCGTGGAACTATGATTCACGAATATCTGTTACAGCCTGAAGAATTCCATAAAGACTATGTCGTGTGGGATAAAAGTAGACCTTCTTCAGCACAGCAGGAGAAGTTCTGTCAGGAGCTTGCACAGAGTGTTGAAATAGAGCCAAATAAAGCCGTTCTAAGCGCATATCGTGCGTCGTACAAGGGTTTACCCAAGTCAGATGATTTGGTGCTCCCTAAGGCTCTTAAAATGGCTGAGGAGTACTCTGATTATATAGAGTACCTTAAGATAAATGATAATCGAGAGATTATATCTCCATATGACGCTAAAATGTTAATGGAGGTGGCTGAGAATATTCAAAAACATAAACTTGCGTCTAAGTTACTTAAGAATGAGTATATTGGACAAGAGGATGAACTGCACCATGAGTTCCATATAAATTGGAGTATGTGTGGAGTTAAATGTAAATCATTACTTGATAGTGTACATTTTGATTTTAAGAACAAAGTATGTACTTTGATGGACTTGAAGACAACTGTAAACATAGGTTGTTTTGAAGAGTCTATGAATCATTATGACTATTTAAGACAGTTGTGTTTTTACAAACATGCTTTAATGTGGTATATCATAAATGAGTTAAAAGAAGAGCCTAATAATGACTGGACTTTTAAGTATTACATTATTGGTATAGACACAACTGGAAGTAACGAGATACGTGTTTTTGAATTTACTGATATACAAGTCGATAGTAGATTAAATACTATTATGGACGTGTTAGAACAAATACGCTGGCATCAGGCTAATGACAAGTGGGAACATACACTTAAGTATTATACTGGTGATGGCGCAGAAAAGTTAAACTTATAAATAAAAGAACCTATGAGTCACATTTATAATATAGAGAACAAATTTGACAACGAGCTAGTAATTAATACTTTTGACGATTCTTTATGCGTTGAAAGTTTTGATGATTCTTTATGTATTGAAGATTATAACAATCCACAAGATACTAGTTCTATATGTTAAATAAAAACATACTGTACGTCATTCCCTTGGTAATAAAAACTAAGGGAGTGATTACAGAAGATATATTATCCAATGGATATATTAGCAAGGAAGGTTTAAATACTTACCTATATATTAGATTAACCACTAGTAGTGCTAAGTATAGACATTGGATATATTTTTCATTATCCAAAGAAAAAAACTTCTTCGGTTTTATTGATGGATTTTATAAATTCATGATACCTGTAAATATTGCCTTGTGTGCAGATACTGTATATAAGTCTGGTGTTGGCATGCTGCCAAATAATAGAATTGAAGAATGTTTTGATTTTTGGAGAAAGTAAGTGTAATGAAAAACCCGGGCCGCTCGTGAGAGTAGTCCGGGTTTATTTTTTATATTAATCGTTTTGTTTCATAATTTGATTTACAAAGTATCTATCTTTAGCTTCAGAACCATATACTTGTTCATAGAAGTTATGATAAGGTAATAGCTTAAATAATGCTTTATTCGTTTTTGACCAACCTTTATATTCTCCTCTTGAGACAGTAGGATTATACTTATTCTGGGTTTTAGTATTTTGAAAAGTATCATATAGGCTATTTGACATTGATGGGAAATACGTTCGCATAAATGATTCGGTAACATCTCCCATTTTATCTGTAACACTAGTTGCAGCTGTTGGCGATTTAATGTTATTAAACATATCGTCTGCTCTATATGGTGTTAAAGACTCCCATTCCAATCTATGCATTATATATGCTAATAAATATAATTTCCTACGCTTGTCTTTATTAGTTTCATTTTTAGATGTATTGGCAATCATTGAAGCAAAAATTGAAATAGTCTTACCTATTGCAATTTCTGTAATAATACGTTTTGTTGCATAGTTGATATATCTACTCTCCATATAGTCTTTTATAGAATCTTTATTATTAAGCTTAGAATTATAATAATCCTTAGCGTCAACATAACCTTTCTTTACAGACATATTTCTAACACTTCCAGTTAAGAATTTTGCAAGAGTTTTTGCCATATAATAAAAACCTTTAGCACCAGATCTAAATATACCACCATCCATCTGTTGAATATCCATATCATACACTGTGCTACCAAATCTTTCAGACATCATTAATGGAGCATATTGTCTATGAATCATAGCATAAGAACCAATAATAGACGTAGTTATTTGCGCTTTCTGTGTAGGCGTCATCATTCCATCAGCAGATTCTGAATACTTAATAACTCTGTTGCGCATTATATTTTCAGAACGATTAAATGCCTCTTTATATTCATCTTCTACATTAAGAGAATTATTCTTTGCGGAAAGTATACTATAGGCTGTTTTCCCATTCCTCCATTCTTTCATAGCCTGTTTTTTCTCTTCTTTAGAAGCTTTAAATAAATTTATATCCATATCTTCTTTGGTGAAGAAATCACCTTTATAATATCTATACGACAATAATACAGATGTAGCTATTTGTGATTTAACAAGAAAGTCAAATCCAGATAACATACCAAATACATAATTATCATTTATAGCATTAACAAGTCTATTTCTGTTTGAATGTTTAGCCTTCTTTTCACCTTGATCCGATACGTTAAAGTACTCACATATAAGCATTAGTTTATCATTTGATAACCTATTAGCAACATAATTAGCACCTAAGAAATTCTTAAATATATGTGCAGATACGATACCGGCAGCTTTTGTAGCTTCAGCAAATCCATACTTTCTACCAGTAATAGCATTTACTATATGAGCTCTGTATGCATCTAAGAAACCCACTCCTGCTACAGCTATATTCATACCAAGGTTTATAGCAGTTACTATTTTACCAAATAACTTAGCTAGTTTATTCCAGTGAATTACTGTTAGCTTCTTTCCACCAAACCATGGTATAGCTGTTGATATATCAGAAGATCTAATGTTGTACAAGTTCATCTATAGAAATTTCTTAGCAATTTGATAAGTATTTGATTTAGAACCTTCAATTCTTTGCTTTTCCCAGAATTTAAATGACTTATTCTTATATACATCACGATTTTTCATCATATCAGCTATAGTCTCACATTGATCTTTTACTTCAGATTTAAAGTGATAATCGCTTGCTAATTTATAAGCCTCAGCCATCATTCCAATAAGATCAGAACTAAGTTGCGATGGATCATCTAGTTTAGCTGTGTAGTACCTAGGAATCATGTTTAACTCGGAACCATCTGGACGAGTACCATCTGATACTTGAAGAGCTCTTTGCTTTATCAAATCACCAAAATCATCTGTATTAGACATAATGCGCTATACATCTTGTGCATAGTCTGAATCTTGCTATATACTCTAATCTCCGATACCAACCTCATCTTTTACATATTGTAATACTCCGGAAGATAAACTAGTTTTATTCTTCTAATATTTAAATATACTACCAGTTATTCCTGGAAGCAAATACTCGTCAAAAGACTATCTATCGTAAAGCTAATTTATCTCACGATTAGTTTGTAAAACCAAATCGTATAACGCTTTGAGATTATTTGAATTATTAACCTTGTTGAACGCCTTTGTATTATCATACATAGGTTTATTCTTCATAGGCCTGCCGTTTTCATCAGCCTCATATCTCTTTGGCTGTAAGAATGAAGTATTTTCTTTATCATAGTTAGGATTTGCAAGTTCGTTTTCAGAATGTTCAATCCAACCATCACCAGGAATAAACTCCATAAACTCATCTTCGTATTCCGGTCTAGCTACAATTTTAGTAAACCATTTAAGAGGTGTAAGTATCTCCTATCCAGTATATTCGTCATAACTGCGTGTTGATGTGCTAGCTAAGAAATCATCGTACGTACCTGGATATTCCATATCCATTTGAGCAGCTTTCTTTTTAGCCTATTTATAATATTCTGTAAATTCTGTACGAGAATATTTATTAAATAACTTAGCTCTCTTCTATAATTGTTTTTTAAGTGTCTTATTTTGACGTTTAGAAATATTTCTAAGTCTATTCTGTTCTTTTGCCAATTTATTTAGACGTATCTTTTCTCCCTAAGGAATACTCTGATAGGCAATTTCTCCAGTAGTAAAGTCTCTATATATAGACAATATATTACGTATCTGTTCTTTTACTTCATTGTATTTAGCTCCGCCATCACCGTCTATATCATATTCAATGTCGCCAGATTCTTCTTCTATTCGCTTAAATAGCAATATATTTCCTTCGTCGTCTTGTTTAAGAACTCTCTTACTGTTCATCTTATCCCAGTCGATAAGACGTTGAATATCGAAAGAATTTTCTTCATTGTTTAACGCTTTGTTAAACTCAGTAAAACCACCACATTCTTCTATAACTCTATCTCTAGCCTTAGACCACGCTTCAGTATCCCTCTTGATCTTGCGTTTATTATCAGTTCCATAAAGATCTTTGTGTAGCTATTGTAGTTCTTTAGCTTTTCTAAGTTCGTCACCTTCTTTAAGATTGCCTTGATAATCACGGTCGCTCATTAACATTCTTTTCTGCACATTTAATTCTGTTAACAATGATCTATCTTTTTCATCAAGCCTATCATAATGATAATAACCATCAGATTTGTCATATGCCTTTTCTTTAAGAGTTCTTATCTATTTAGACAACAAACCCCATTCGTACTTTGTATCTGATGATAACTTAGAATAAGCTACATAAAACTATTTCTTATAAGGTCTTTCGCAATTCTTATCTAACCAATCGTTTAAAGCTTCGTTCCATTCTACTTTAGCCTATTCGTTGTTATCTGGAGCTATGTTATTAGTTGGGTCTAATATTATTCCATATTTCTTAGATATTTTCTTATTTAAATCTTTAAGGAATTTATGATAATTATTATGAAATTTACCATAATTAAGATCTCTTACTAGGTATTGAGTAGTCCTCCCGTTTTCATCTTTTTCATATAAATCTAAATGAGATTCTCCAAATCCTAAGTTATTAAAAGCTTTCAATAACTTTATATTCTTCTCATTTGACATTTTCTATGAATTATTTAGTGCTTTATTTACTAAATATGTTATAGCGCGAATACCATCGTCTTTAACCTTGTCAACCATACCACCATATTTGTAGAATACACCAGTATCGTAGCCAATCTCTTTTAAAGAATCAAGATATTCGCCCATTGTTATAGAGTGTGTTTCATTACCTACACCAACAAGTATATCTCTGGTAGTGTTTATTAAGATGTTATGTAAAGATGCATTAGCACCATCACAAATAGATTGACACTTTTTAATCATAGATATAAGATCGTTAACATCTCCAAATACAGCATCTTTTGTAAGACTAGATTTCTTTTGTTGTTCTTCTAACTAAGAAACAACCTCTGCAGATTCTAATGTTTCTGTAACACTCTCTAATATCTTGGAATACAATCCAAAGTTGTCATGTATTTGATACTGTAACTCAGAAGCCTATATAGCTTGGTTGTTACTAGACATTTTAAGCACCTCTAACGAGTCATCTAGTAATTGTGGAGCTAACTATGACATTGTGGAAATTAAAGCCCTATAGGCCTATTCTTGGCCTTGCTAGAACAAGCTAATTTGTAAGTCAAGTTCTTTCTATATCTTAGACTTCTAATCGGCATCTATATTTGAAGACATTACAGCTTTTAATCTTTGACTTAAACCTCTAGCTACCTTTAAAGATAGTACATTTAATTTCTTTTTAGCCTATTCTTCAGAATCTCTTTTACCAGATGTAGACTATAGCTAATCAACGTTTATAAAATTATTCTGCTCGAAAGATTTTAGCTATCTTGATAGTATCTAATTAATATCAAAAGCCTATTGATTTCCATATAACACAGGATCTGTATTAGCATATATAATTCTATATATCTTAGCTGGATCTTTATCCGTATTCTTTATAGTATCTATATTTAAAAGATGAGCTTTTAATTTAGTTGAATATTCTTTAAGTAACTTTTCATTATAACCTTTAAATAAGTTAGTGTCTAATAAAGTATTGGATATACGATTTATAAAGTTCTTTAGTTTTCCAAGTATAGAAGTATTATTATTCTGTTGATCTAATTTAACAGCAGCACCATATATAATATCTCTAAAGTCTTTATTAGTCATAAACTCAGCTATAAATTCCTTTTCATTAGAAAGACCATAATATAGACCACTAGCATCATATCTATCAAATTTACTACGATCGAAGAATTTATCAAATGTTTCGTGTAATTGACTATTTAATTCCTTAAGTCTACTCTACAATTCTGTTTTTGGCTTATTAATAAATCCTACGGTAACTGCGTGAGCAACTTCGTGTAACACAGCATTTGCTAAATATTCATTTGATACTTGATCTATAGCATTCTGATTTATAGCAATTATCGTTTTACCGTCTTTATCTGAAAATGAAGTAACGATAACATTTTCATCTAACTACATTAATTTTATAGGAACTTTATGACCTTGCAAAAGGTTCGCTATAGGTAATTTAGTTGATGATATAGTATTATTCTTTATAGCACCTTGTATAATAACGTCTGACGTAACAACTTCACCTTGATTCAATAAAGAAGTAGCTCCTCCGAAAGTATCATATAGGCTAGCTTTTGCAAGTTTAATCTTAAGATTATATTTCTATATAAATTCTCTGATAGAATTTGGCATATCTTCAGATTCTTTGAATTGCTTATCTATGGATTTATCTTGTAATTTTTGTATTACTTTATTGCCGTAAATATTACCATCTTTAGAAGAAAAATCATTACTTACAATAGATCTTATCTAATTGTTATTCTTTACGACATACTAAGTTGTAGGTGTAAAACCATGATTATCTCCCTCTTTGTCGTATCTAACAAATATAGCAGAATCATATTTATCGTTTTTTAATATACTATTCTCATATTCACGATACTCATTAACAGTTCTAAATTTTCCACTAGTCATATCACTATTGCCAATTTCCCTCATATTAAGATATGCTGGAATAGTATATTTATTGCCATACTTTAAAGCTTTATCTTCTCTATCTGTAAAAAAGAATGTATTTCTATCGTGTACTAAATGCTTTTCTTTATCATCTGTAGCGTTCTGGTCAAACGTATCAAATAGCTTATCAGTACCGTGCCAAACAATTATAGGCTCACCGTTAACATCTACTGCTTTAGATGAATGTTCTGGATCATTAACCCATTCGCCAAACCAATTAATAAAATCTTTTTGGTATATCTTGGATTTTATACGTATAGCTTCTACGCGATTACCTTTTGTTTGCTATAATAGTTGATCAAATAATATAGACTAAGCCCCATTTGGGGCTTTATCTATACTATTTCCGTTATTGGCTGACCAAATATGATAGGCAGCCTTTTCACTTGTGGCTTCTTTTAATTCGTTAAACTCCTTAGCCACCTAAGGATTGTGTAAATTAGGACATATTATCATAATTAATCAGTTTTTATCATTGTAAACAATTATTCATAGCATCGTTTTCAAATTTATCATCATCATGCTATATAATATCACTATCAATTTGTTTTAAGCCTCCAAATAGATCGTCAATATCATTATTGTTGAGATTATTAACATCGTCAATTAAACCAATATTACTATTATCATCTACTTGTTTTAACCCTCCAAGCAAATCACTAACATCATTTTCGTCTTTAACCATATCTTTCCTAGCATCATCAATAGCTTCATCCTTACCATCGTTAAGATCTTTCAATTCCGTTAACAAATCATTATCTTGTTCTGATGTTAAGAAATCATCATCATCAAACTTAGATATACTTTCGCTAATATTAGATATATTATCTTGAGTATATTTACTTCTATCGTATATAATGTAAGCAGGTTGAGCTGTAGTAAAATCTTCTTGATTTAGCTAAGCTGATCTTATAGCAGCTTCTCCAATACCGTCAAAGCTATCAGTATATATACTACTTATAGAATAACCTCTTACAAGCAAGTCTTTTATAATTCTATCAACAAACTAATTGTTCTTAAGTTGTTTGATACTATCATCAACTTTACTTTGTACATCTGCTAAGAATTGTTGTTGAACTTCATTTATATCATCAACTGTAGCATCTGGATATTCTAACTTGTATCTTTCAACCATATAGCTTAGCTAATTATCTATATATTCAGATCTGTCAGCATCTGTTATATTAAAGTCTCCAAGTCTACCATTAATGTATATATTTAAGTTCTAGTTGTCCTTATCGAAGTTTCCAAGACTTGAAATAATATCATCTACAACTTTTGTTACATTCTATTTAGAATCTATACTAACTCCTGTATTTTGTTGATCATTTATATTAATCTTAAGATTACTTCTAGATTCTGCATATTTCTAAGGATTATTAGAATATATAATTCTTACATCACCTTTAGAATTCTGTGTTAAGTCATAACTATTCTTCTACTGCTATGATACTTCATAATAATTAGCACTACTAAATCCAGTAAATGCGGCATTATGCTCTTTATACTTAAGTTTAACAGCCTTATCGCCTTTACCAATAGGTCTAAGTTGATTTATGTAGTTAATTACATTTGCTTCAACATTACTATAACTAAATGTTTCTGATAATAAATTATCGTCAAATATAGATTCATTTAAAGAACCTGTATAGAATTCATATTGATGATTACCACCTTGATGAATACCTAACTTAGGAGATATAACATAAATATCACGATACACGCTATTGCCTTTCATGACACTACCTATCTTCTTATATAAGTAGTATTTGTTTCCAAGCTGTACTTTAAAATATGGATGATTACCACCTTTTGATGTTATTATAGAACCAGGAACTCTATTCCCATTCATATAGCTAGGAAGCAAATACTTCTCAGCACCGAGCTTTGTCTAAGCAAAAGCCTGTTGTGTTAAACTATATACAGGAACTATCTTATCATTATACCAATAATTTCTACATATAGTATCTATATACTCATCTGGATTAATCTTACCACTATTCTCTGATATTCTACCAATTAGATCTTCAGATTTCATAGAATCAGTTATACTCTGAATATATTGCATCTTAAACTATATAGGAACTAAATCAAATATAGAACTAAATGAATCATTATTATATGTAGAATAATAGTCATAGAACACAATGTCTCTAAACAATCTTCTTATGTAACTATTACTGTGAGTTAATAATTGATACAATGCAGATTGTAATACTAATCTTTGATTAGGATCTACATTTATATAAGACATCTTAGTAGTAAATCTACCAATCTGGAACTTATTATCTATCTTAGATATATAATAGTTCAAGAATTCGTTGTTTATATTACCAGCGTCATCTAACAGATCATTAAACTCGCTTCCTAATAATCCATTCTATAACTTATAAATAAAGTTTGCATAGTTCTAGAATATACTCTTATGATAATATCTATCTTCAGATTGAGGATTACCATATACTAGCTACATTACTTTATTAAATACAGCATCTTTATCTCCATTCATTGTAAAGTCTATATATCCAGTATAACTTCTATCTTCGCCCTTAGTTAATATCTTAGAGTTCATAAGCATATTATGTCTAGCTATAGCATTTATAGAAGAACTAATAGCTTGTATGAATTTTTTATCACTTGTAGATCTATAGAAGTTATATTCGTTAGCTTCGCCTTTAAATCCAAATGGATCACCAAGAAGATTATACATAACTGAATGATATAACACATTATATTCGTCAGTAGCTGTAAACAATTGATCTTTTAATATACCCCTAGTAAGCTATGTAGATTTACTAAGTTTATCAGAGATCCATAACTTATCAAAATAATAATCTAAAGCATCTTCGTTTTTAAGATTACTATGAGCTTCGTCATTTATCTTCCATACTATAGCATCTTTAGAATCTGGATCTTTATGTAAATATTTAAACTGTTCATATTTATTATAGAAATTCCAATGATCTGTAATACTATTTCCAAACTTTTTCGTATCAACCTAAGAACACTGTACAAGTTGTTCTAGCGCATCTGCATACTTAGTTAGGTTCTAGAATGCTAATATAGAATACAACTACATCATGTGACTCTTATAAGAATCAGGATTTTGTATAGAATAAATACCTTCGTCATAATCAAATACAATCTCACTATCTTCTATAGCTTTAGCTACATCGTTCGCATCATTAGATAATAGAACTAATATTTTATTTTTAATATCAACTTTTTGTTCTTCAGAAAGAGATTTATCAGATTCTACTTGTGATAGAGACTCTTTTAATTTATCTCTATACTCATTCCTTAATTCTGATAGTTTAGTTTGCTGATATTTCTATATAGACATATCTTTTTCAGATTGCTCTAAATATATACCATTATGAGCATTAATTAAATTAGCATATTTAACTAATACTGGCTGAGCTAAGAATGAGAATGTCTGTATACCTTTACCAGCTCTTAATAATAGCTCTGATATAGAATATGTAGCAGGATTAATGTTAATTAGTGAAATATATGGGTCTTTAGCAACGTCAACATGAGCATTAACCATAGCGGACAACCATGCTGATATATACATTCCATCTTTACCTTTTATCTAATCTAAAGCACCTAGATCATATATTTCTCCAAGATGGCCAAAATCTATAGTTAAATGCGCCGTCTATGTAAATGCAAGGTTAGTTGTAGCTAATGCATATGGACCAATACCATCTTTACCAGTCATAAACTCAGATTTAGTCTAAGATTGAAAAGAAGGTAATAATTCATACATTGATCTACGATCTTGCTTCTTTCTAAGTTTTGGTAGCAATTCACCTGTTATTTTCTCAGTAACCGTATCAATAGAACCTCTAGCATCTACAAATGTTCTAGAATCTGTAAGAACATCAATATATTTCTGTATAAGACTATTTCTTATTTCCTTAGCATCGTATTTACCAGCAATATCGAAACTATCTTGAGAAACGTCTTCTACATTAACTTCATTTCCGTCTCGATAACCCTTCATCGCAACGAAGATTTTATCAACGTCGAAGTCAGAACCAGTTTGCTTTGTAAATTCTTCTGGTACTATAATGTTATCACCATTGTTATCTGGTAATATATCAGCAACAGTAAATGCAAATATAGAAGACATACCCTGCGTAGGAATACGATAACCAATACCTATAGGTTTAGGATTAGATTGTTCACCAGCATGAGACACTTGTTCATGTTTCTTGGTATTTAAACCATCTTTATATCCAGCAGATATAAGATACTCTTCAACTTCTTTCTTTGTATCTTCTTTTAATTTATCTTGATTACTAATAGCTTCCCATATAGAGTTTATATTATTATTTTCAAGATCTATTAAGGCTTTAGTTGTTAATATACCTGATGTAAACTGCTCGTCAAGATCATCGTTGAATTTAATCTACTCTTCAGTTAACGGCCTAACTCTATCGCTTTTTATACCATGTATAATATCGTTATCTATAAGCCACTGACGCATATTCTTATATGTAGTTTGCTCTTCTTTCGGAATAATATCTCTAAACAATCTAACGCTAAGCATTATCTCCATAGAATTATCTTTCCTAATCCACTTTAGCTTTCTACCGCCATTAAGAACATGTAAACCGCCTTCTTCATCATTTACTTTCTTCTTTCCAACTAATCCAAATACGGATTGTTGAACAACAGAACCACCATTAAGATTTACATCTACAACTCTCTTATTTACAACTTTAGATATAGATTGTTCAAACAATAATCTAGATCCTAACGCTTCAGCTAAACCGCCATTTCTAAATAGCTCTATAGCGCCTTCGCCAACACCATTAGTTTTAACTACTCGTTCTAAAATCTTCTATACAGCTTTGTTGTTAGTTCTAATATCACCATTATTAACCGTAATACCAAACTCATTTATTACATTTTGTACACCTTTTTGAGTAAGTGCATTTATAAGATTTATTATCTAAGAACGCAATTCTTTACCTTTTATAGGACTATAATCTTTTCCAATTCCATAATCAAGTTCGTCGTTAATATTTGACAATAACAACTTTAATGCCTATGTACCAAACGCTCTTTCTAATGCTTCGTGAGCTTCAGTATTAAGCTGCATTCTCAAATCATTAAGATCTTGTACTTGAATCTATAATTTACCACCAGGATTAAATATATCATCATTTGGTAATATAGACTTATCTGATTTTTGTTTAAGAGACTTGGTATCCATATCATCAAGATTATCAACGCCTTCTTTATAAGGTGCGTACTGTTGTTGATTAGCACCAACTTTAACAGCAGAATCGAAAGCAAGCATATCTATCTCGTTTCCTTTCTTATTCATTCTTTCGTATATTGCTTTACCATTATCTGATTGTAGCATATACTTAAATGCAGGGAAAATAGCCATTTTGTTGTAAATAGGAAGATTTATAAATCCATCTCCTACCTACTGTGAAGAATTCTGGAAATAAGACATCTTCAATGGATACAACTCTAATTTAGATACAATCTTTGCTTTCTTTGGATCTGATTGCCAATCTGGATCATTCTCAAGTATGTTATAAGCCATCTCATCTGAATAATCAGAGAATTCATCTCCAAAATTCCACGTTCCAAGACCTATTCTTATCTTTCTATATAAATCTGGTCTAATAATAACTTGTGCATCAGAAACTGTTATATCTCCATATGTTGATGTATTTGAATCTGCTTGATTTACAAATGAATCTCTAAGATTTTTAGGATAACTACTTAATACTTTCTTGAATAGCTTTTCATCTTGATATATTGCTTTTACAAAATCTTCAACATTATCAAACCCATTCTTTTCTATTAGCTTCTTTATGAAATCTTGATCTGTAGAACTTTCTATATCATCTATCATATACTAACGAGTAAATATATTTCTTATTTCTTCTAAATATTCACTCTTTGTCTAAATATCTGATACATTTAATACAGTGTATTTCCTGTTTTGTAGTTCTGGATATTTTTCAAGCTGTTCTTCAGAATAGTCTGTTTTAATCTTTTGTCCTGGAGATAATAAAGCTCCTAAACGCTTAATCTTATCAGAATGTTTTTCGTTAACTACATCTATATCATAAAATTTATCACCAAACTTCATTTGTTTAGTTTTAAATTTATTCTTATAGAATGCAGGATCACCAGAGAATACCTTTTCCATTTCTATTGTAGATATAATAGAAGATAGTACGTGGTTTGTCATTAATGATAACGCTAAATCATTAATATTATCATTCATGTATATATTGCTAGTATTTACTGGTATCCCTTGCTGTTTAAATAATTCTGCATATTGTCTAAGCAATGTTTGAGGTATCCTTGTAGGAACAAACTATCCATTTTTATCAATATTACCCAACTTTAAGTTTCCGTCTTTTGATACTGCTTTTAATTCAGCATATACCATACTTTTTACTTTTTGTTGTAATAATTTATTAAGACCATCTCCATTCAACCATTCTTCAAACTTGTCTAACCTTTGTCTAATATATTCAAAACCATCTATATCATTATCATCATCACGAAGTTTTCTTATATTAAATATACCATCTTCTGTTTTCATATCTTCTTGTTCACGAAGATACTCGTATTGTAATATTGAGTTTAGATCTTTTGTAGAACCTTGATATTCTTCATCTATAGATGAATCAACGAATATGTCAGAGAAGTATCTAAATCTACCACCATTTCCACCCCAGTTAATTCTTCCATTTTTAAGTTTACCATGAAAATTCTTTCTAAGAGCTTCTGGATGACTTGTAAGATATTCTATATTCTCTTTACTATAATACTGTTTTACAGAATTTAATTCATCTCTAAAGTAACCAGTTAGTATATCCATCGTATATTGATCTAGCTGGAAATTATCATAAGATACAACGTTGTGTGGCATTCTAAGACCTTGTTGTGATATAGCGTACCATGTCTTTTTATCAGCCATAGTAGGCAATACTAACATATCTTTAGAAGTCATCAACATCTTAGCTATATAGTCTTCAAGCTATGTAACTCCATGATAGTCTCTACCAATACTATTATCAATATCTCTAAGACCTACAAAGTAGTTTAACTTAAACTATCCAGCTCTACTTGATGTTTCATGATCTGACTGTGAAGCTATGTCTAAAAGTAAAGAGTGTTTACAATATTCAGATCTTTGTAAACTTTCTATGGTTTGATCTGTATTATGATTTAGTATACGAATAATGTCAGACATTGTGTTATTCTCTGATATTGGGTATCTTTGAGTACCGTCTGGAGCTGTAATACTAAATTGTTGAGGAGATGGATAGCATTCATTATAAGCTCTTGCTAATTGTGCAATCTACGAATCATTATTATAACCGCTAAATACACGATCAAGATCAATTTCAATTCTACCAGACTTAATTTTAGATTTACCAGTACTAGATATAATATTTTGCATAATCTTACTAATACTACCAATCTTGTCTGATTTTACAAGAGATTGTAATACTTTGTATCTTGCAGCTTTATCAGTTAGCTTATTTTCACCAACCTCATTATTTACATAAGTCTCTAATACTTCATTATCGATTGGTATTGATAGATATTTAAATAGATCTACAAGTATATCTGATAATTCGCTATAAGCTGGACCAATATCTTCTTTTGTTTTTGGATAAAACTTATGTTTAGAAGTATACTGTAATGCACGCATCTTTCTCTACCTAAGTCCGTCTGTAAACTCTTTAGATATAATAGGCATCTATTCAGAATTTATCAATCCTGCTTGATATAGATTCTAAGACCATATTCTAGGTATAGACTTTATGGCTTTAAGCCGATTATCATTTACTAATTCCCACTCTCTTTTAACAACAGATACACTCTTACTTTTAGATGACTCGTATTCACTTAACTAATCATCACCAAGACTCATAGAGCTATTAGAAGATTTCTTCTTAGGATCACTTATCCATGTCTACATCATCTAAGCCATTTGACTTCTTATAGTAGAATGTATTTGACTTTGTAGTTCAAGATCGTCTTTTATTAAGTCTAACTTCTTATCTAATGATTCAAAGAATGGAGATGATTTTGCTAATCTCTAAACAACACCTCTTATAGAATGTTTGTCGTATTTATTATCCTTTCCTATCTTTGCATAAGAATCAGTATCCCAAAGACTATTTAATATAGTATTCCAAGCCTGATCAAAAGGAACATATGTAGAATTTCCAAATATTGGATCTTTATCGTAAACAAAAGTCTTTTCACCAGTAAATGGGTCTATTTCAGCATGCATTTTCTTAATCTAGCCTAAGAATAATTTAGCTCTAGTTGCTACATTGTCTTTCTTACTTATAGATAATGGATCTTTGTCATAAGTATTACCAGATTTATCACCAGTATCTTGAGCTTCTTGAGTCTCACTTTCTTGTACCTATGTTTGTTTAATCTTAAAAGCATCATCCCTAAGATCTATAGAATATTGTTTAAGTATATTACTTACAATAGATATAAATACATCCGGATTCTTTGATATAGAATCTATAATTCTTTGTATAGATGGGTCTATATCTGGATTCTAACTCTTTAAGTTAGTTAAAAATTGCTGTATATCATCATACTTAACATCATCTATACCTTTGGTAGAGTCTAACGAATAATCGTCTATAAGCTTATTTGCAAGGCTTGTAGCGGCCTAAAAGAACTGCTGCCTAGTATCTATACCCTAGAGCTTATTTAAGCGCTCAGGAGCGATATTTGACACGTAGAATGACTTGCTATTAACACCATTCTTATAAGCCATCTTGAATTGTTGTAAAGATTCTTTATCTATTTGTTGTAATCTATATTTTCCGTCATTTATATTTCTAAAGACATCATACATAGCATACTTATTTCTAAATAGACCACTGAATCGTTTAATATTATCAAAAGTTCTCTTTATAAAGCCTACAATACCTTCGCTATTACGTAGTTCAGCATACTCTCTAAAGTCTTCAGCTAATAGTTCTTCTATTTGCTTATACGACTTATTCTTTAATTCTGGATGAGCTTTTACATAAGCATCATAAATCTGTTGTCTTTGATGTTTATTATGCAATAGAAGGTTTACATAGTGCCAAGCCTCATGATATTGTATACCTATACCAGCTTTGTCACTAAACATAAAGATTGGAGAATCTCCTTGATTTAAAATATCTGTTACAACATCCATTAAACCAAATACATCTTCATCTTGAGCGCTCTTCATAACACCATCTATAATGATTGTATGATCTGGTTTTATTCCGAGTCTATCAGCTATCCATTCACGTGCCTTTTGTATATCTACAGTACCTTTTTGTTTTTCTCTTGAGAATACACCAGTAATAGTATTATTTCTACCTAATAAAGAACTTGTTGATACAAAGTATAATTGAGATGTGCCATTCTTAAATATAGATACATGAGGAACAGTTGTACCATTAAATATACTTCTTGCAGTATTCTTTAATACATTTTCATTTATCTCAAGTTTATCAACATCAAACTTTACACCATTCTCTTTTTCATATACATCAGCATATTTCTATAGCTTATCTTTAACAGCTTGTTTAAAGTCTTCTATAAAGTTATTAAGTTTTTCACTACCACTATCTCCTCTTAGTTTAAAATCGGATTTATCTATGTCTAACATAATTATATCAGTTAAACCTCCTCTTTCTTTAGCGTTTTCTCCAGAGAATGCAGATAGCTTTTCTTGTGATTCTTTCTAACCTCTAATAAGCCAAGAGCCCATCTAATCGGACTTAAATCCTAACTTTGATTTTATTCTTTCTATACTCTTAGAACCAAACCTATCAGCCTCTTGATATTCTGTAGTAATATTACTGTTAATAGTAACAGTTCCAGCTTTCTTGTCGGCTTTAGTTGGCTTAACTTGGCTTTTAGCGTCAGATATAACTTGTTTAGACTCTTCGACTCTCACACCAGTAGCATAAACAAATGGAGCTTTAAATACATTCTATTCGTTTGTTGTAGCTAATAATTTACCAGCTTTAACCATCCAAGATAATGTATTTGTATGATTGTATTTTAATGTACCATTATCATTGTCAAATAAATCATCTCTATCAAATGTAAGTTCTTTTACTCCACATATAGAAAAACTAGACTTGCCTTTATTGTTTTGGAAGTACTTTCTGATAACATTTATAATCTCATGTGGAAATTCATGAGTCATAGCATCAACATCAGTATTCCAGTGCATATTCTTTGCAATATATGATACAACGTGCTTGCGTATTTCATCACTATTAGTTCCAAATAATGACGCTATAGGAATATATTCTGCAGACTTAGAACCATTGCTATCTGTGTTTACTATCTATAAACATGCAACACCATGATTATCAACAACAGCTATCTACTTATCTGCTAAGAACTTCTATCTATTCAAAGAGCTTTTCTTAGTACCTATCTTTGTGGTAGATTCTCCGTTGTTTATAATAAAGTCAGCAAATGCTTTTATTGTATCTATAGATGACGATGGTAAATATTCTGTAGATAATTTACCAGTTATCATATATAGTAACACCTCAGCAACTGATGGTTTAGAATTACCATTTAATTTACCAGTAGTAGGATCAAATGATAGTTGTATATTTTCTGGAATAACAATATTGCCATCTCCGTCTCTATCGAATCGCTGTTCACTAAGAGTGATAGGAACTAATACTTCACTCATACATGGACCTTGATGCATTAAATATATCGTACCAGAGTAACCAATACCATTATACTGTGTATCTGGACCATTTATACTAGATATAGTATATGGGTCATCAGCAAATTTACCACGACCAAAACCAAATAACAGCTCTCCATCTTTTATCTATCTATCTATTTCTTTTATGTCAGTAGGTATGCCAAATTCATTACCTTCTTTAGATATTGAATGTAATTTACCATCTTTTGTAATACTACCATTAGATATTCTAGACTCTTCTGGAGCTACATTTGTTTTAATTTGGTCTGGAATAGAATAAATACCATTTTCACCCTTACTGCAATAAGCTTCAATAATAGCATTTCTACTATTAATCAAGTTATCTATCTGTTCCCAAACTTGAGAGTCTGTAAGAATTTTACCAGTAGCAGCTTTACGCCTTGCACTAAATTCTATGTTACGTTTAATTTTACCTTCTTCATCTTCGTGCGATAAAGTCTCATACCATTTTCTAGCATCATTGTACCAACGCTTTAAAGCATACTGATATTGTTCTTCGTATTTAAAACTACTTGGTATTGGCTTAGCGTCTACATATCTACTATAAGCCTCTTCTCTAGCTTCAATTAAAGCTGATGGGTATTTATCTTTGTCAACACCTATAAATTTAAGTTGATTAATTAATTTCTACACACCATCAACGGATCTCTCTATTCCAAATCTATCTGTATAAGAGTAAGATGACGGAGTTTTCATCGTAGTTATGTATGTTGACTTAGATTTATCATCTTCAATTATAAGAGACACTGTAAAAGAATTAGTATCTTTTGAATCTTTTCCAGATACAACATAATATTTTCTAACACTACCGAACCAGCCACGTTGTATTAAATTTTGAGCTAACTCTGAATTAGGCTTTACAGAATACTTAAACTTAAGATCTTTTCCGTTTACGGTAAGACGAATTGCATCTTTTGAATCTGGTTGATAAAAGAATGTAGATTCTAATAATCTTCTATACACGTCGTCATGATCTACAACTAATCTTGGGTCTGGAGTATTCTACTTATTATCTTCACCTGGTTGTAATTCACTTAAATCTAACCTATCGCTATTTAGCGAATCGTCATCATGATCTTCAATAATTAATTCTTTACCAAATTGATCTTCTGCAGATTGCTTAGAATGTTTTCCAGAATTTATATCAAGGCTATTATCTTCGTTATTATCTAATTGTTTTTGACTGTCATTATAATCTTCAGTAGGATATTCTTTTTGATCATCTTGAAACTAATAATCTTGAGGTTGATTTTCTTGCTATCCTTGATTCGTTTCTTCTTTATCTACAGAAAGAGGAGAAGCTACTGGGGTATCTACATCAACAGTTTTACTTACAATAGCATTAGTATCTATATTGCCAGATATTCTATTACCATCTTTATCAAATCCGTTAAATTTAGCATGAGTATCAGAATCCCATTTAATAACATTTATTTTAACTCCCTGTACACCTTCTAAATCTTCATCTGAAACATTATACCCTTCTGGAATATTAAAGCCAGCGGTAGTATTATTTCCTATATCATTTCCGTCTTTTATACGTGTTATTTTTATATATCCATCTTTATTACTAATTATAAAATCTATTACATCAAATGTTTCTGGATCTATAATTCTAGCTATGACAGTACCATCTGGGATTTCTCTAATTTGTTTATCAGTTGTATATTTGTCTAATTCATCTTGTAAGAAGTCATTTATTTTTCTAAAATCTTCTTCATTAGAATGACTAGCTTTTAAAGTTGGTGTATTTAATTTATTATCACGCTTTTCCTTTTTGCCATACAGCTATTCATGTAGTTCTCTCTAAGCGTCTGAAGCGCCTTTTAATTTATCATCTTGTTCGATAATATCTACACCACTGTTGTCGTTTATACTAGATCCTTTATAATCGTCATTATCACTTTGGATTGGTGACTATTCATTATAATTTTCATCTGTCTATATATCGCCATTTTGTGCAGAATATTCTTCTTCGCCATAAGTCTGATTAACTGCAGGAGATATAGGATCTTGTGTAATATCTTGCTCATCAACTTGACGATCACTTAGCTATTTTTGTTTTTTATCAACAACCTATCTTACTGATGGATCTTCATTTTCTGTATCAAGATTATCAATATCATCATTAGTAACACCACCGTCTTCAAGAAATTGTCTATGAGCTATTCTCTTTCTATTGTGCTTTTCTTCTAATCTACCTTCAACTATAGCTTTAGCTGTTTCTTTTTGAATTTCTTTTATACGATCTAAAGCCGCTACTCTTTCTGCTGGAGTCTATTCTAAATCTTCCTATCCAAGTTTTTTGATAATCTAATTATATTCTTGTCTTAAAGCATCTATCTTATGTGCATTCTATCTCTACGTCTTTAGATATAGTTTCTTAAAGAAATCATCATCAAGTTGTCCGTTATTATATTTATCTTTATCTTCATCACTAAGAGTGTCAAAAGCGGTAGACTTGAAATTATCTTTTTCTTCTTTTGTAAGATCACTCCAGTTATAATTATATGCATATCCTAATGAGCTATTTGGGTCAACAATACCGTATTTGTAAGCAGTGTAAGCTGGTATCATAGCTTTTAAAGTTGAATCGTTTAAAGCATTAATAGAGAACAATTTCTCAATATCTGATATACCAGAGAATTGATGATAATCTGATAATATATTTTCTATAGTAACTCTTTTATGCTTCTTTATTGGCTTATCTGGATTTTCTTTATTATAATCATCTATAAGCTTATTCTTTTTGTCAATTTCATCATTGACATCTTTAAGCATATTTTTGTACTACTGTTTGTTTTCTTTTATAGAATTACTTAAAACTCTAATAGTATTACCGAGTTTATCTACGTTTATATCAGTACCAGTATTCTCTCTGATTAATTGCAAAAGCTTATGCTGTGTCTTTAGCTAATCTAGTAAAGATTGTTTCTACTGTAGCTCTGCATGACTAAATAATAGATCTGCGCGATTCTTTACATAATCTTCTAACTCTATTATTTTATCTAACTGCACATCTTCTGCTTTTTCTCCAGACTCTTTTGCTTTTAATTCAGCTTCTTCTTGAGCTTTAGATTTAAATGCAGTAGTACCAATAAACTTAGACATTTGCTGCAGTACCGCAGTCTCATATCTATGATCATTTGGTTTTACTTCACCTATAATACGAACTTGTTCTTCTGCTGCTTTTCTAAGATCAGATCTCTTACTATCGCTTATATTAGATGATATGTAGTTATCAAGATAATTGTTGTATTGATCTAATATACTATCATATGTGTTTCTAACACCGTCAGACATTTTAGATCTATCACCAAGTAATTCTTGAATTATTTTTTGCTTAGAAGATTCTAGTTCTTTTACATTCTTATCATGTAGCTAACTTAAATTCTCGTAATCTTGTATAGCTTTAACTCCAGACTATATTAAATTTCTATGTTCGGCAGTATCTTGTATCTTATCTATACCAACAAGATCTAAGAATTTGTTGTTATGCATCATAAAATCAGTAGTCTGTAACAAAGATATATCATCGTCTATAAACTTATCATCTACAAGATCTCCTTTAAACTGTTTCATCTTATTAAAAGATTCAAAAAGTCTGTTAGCACTTTTTCCATTAGCTAAAGCTTTAAAGAATATGCCAACATGTGCGTCATCTTGAGATGCTGCATAATTACTAGCAACTAGTTGTTTTAATATATTATCATTTCTAAGCTGTTTAAACAAACTTCTTGTATTATCATTGTTAATACCTATATATTTTGCAGCTCTATCACCGAATAGGTTAGAAAAAGAACCCATTATTTGTGAGTTTAAAACACCAGCAATAAAACCTGTATTCATAGCTTTTCTAAGCTCCATGTCACCGTTATCTGGGTCATATGGGTTTACGCCATAATAGTCTGCTACAGACTCTAATCCTAATCTAACATCACTAAATATAGAGCCTATATCAAAATTACTTTGTACGCCTTTATAATTGTCATATTCACCACGCTGATAGCGGCTTTGTAATAATTGCTATTGACCTTCTTCAACACCTTCAGAAGCACCTACAAACAAACTCTATTTTGCTTTTTTCTTAAGGAAATCTGCTATATGTGATAATTTTATTTTCTTTACAAGATTCTTCTCACCTTCTCCTAAAGCTTTGTTTATAATACGATCTGTTATAGATGTAGCAAACTTGTCAGCATTCATAGCCATATATCTTTCAGCTACTTCACTTGACGCTTTACCAGATAACTCTAAACCTGTTTTAAATACTCTATTATATATGGTTTTACCTAAACCTTTTGTAGCTATTTTACCACCAAACTCTAAGAATGGAATAGTTTCTATATAGTCGCCAGTAGACAAAGCCATATTATCGTTGAATACTTTAGCCAAACCTTGTCTTGATAAACTTTTCTCTACATCAAAATTTTTATCTCCAGAGTTTATGTTATACGCTAATGCTAATTGTATTTTATCAAGATCAGTTAAATCTTTTGGATCCACGCCTATCTATTTTGCTTTTTTATCTGCAAAATTAAACAAATTACTTAAGTCTGATTTATTATCATAAGCATATTGTAACAATCTATTTGAATAAGCATCAAGAACTTCAGATTCAGTTTCGCCGACCCTCATCTTATTAGCAATAGTTATACCACCGACAGCATTAGCAATACCCATTACAATCTTTGCACCAGTACCAACTTCTCCTCCAGATGCATACGCAATCATTTGCGATACAGCTTTAGAAGCTCCTTGATATGCAAATTGAGCAGCCATTTGTTCAAACATAGAATAAGAAGAACCGAGATCTACAACATTATAAGCCCATGTTTTTGGATTAAATATTCTCTAAAGTAAACCAACGTGCTAATTTTCGTACTGTTTCTTAAATTTAGGATCTATTTTCTTTGGATCAAACAACCAGTTACCATTTTTAGCTATAGCTATATTTTCTTCTAGATCGTTTTTATACATTAATTGATACCTCTTTATATCATTCCTCTTATCTGTTACTTCATCTGTAATAGAATCAGCATACGCTTTAAGATCTTTTACATCTTTATAAGACTTAAAGTATTTATCAGATAAATCCGACTATTCATCTGGTGTATTTCGTATAGCTTGTTTTATTCGTTCTTTGCTATCAAATCCATTAAATACACTTTCTATCGAAAGCTAGGCCTCTTTTATTAATGCTGGGAAAGTTTCAAGAAATCTACCAAACTCACTAGCGTCTTTTTTGTTTGATTTTTCAGAATATACGGAATTAACATGCATAGCAATATCGTCTAATAGTTTTTGATCTTTTGAACTATCAGCAAATAAATCTAATAAAACATCAGATGATTTACTACTACGTCTAATTATATTTTCCATTACGTCTAATTGTTTCTCAAGATCCTTAACTCTAACCTCATCAACAATTAAACCCATTCTATCATAGTCGTCTTTAGCCTGTTTGTACTGCCTTATTAAATCTACATACTTATCAGCAATCTATGTATCTTCTAAATCACTATATGTTTTTCTTAATTCTTCTTCATACTGAGTTGTCCTAGTATTATATAGGTTTTGGAACATCATTCGTACAGCGGATCCGTCAAAAAGTGGCTTTACACCATCTATGGCATTATCAACTGTAGCGTTAAATAAATGTTTTGTAGTATCCCATACATTAGACCAAAATCCTTTTGACTAGTTATCTTCTTCTGTATCGCTAGGAAGATAATCTTGTTTGTATGTAGAAGACTATGGTAAATTATATATAGAAGTTACATCGCTGTTAACGGTGCCATTATTGTATGGCGTAGAGTAAGCTAACTCCTACGCTGCTTGATTAGCGTCGAAGCTAGCTCTCCATTGCGCCGCAGATGGCGTTGTATAAGTTTCTTTTGACTTTTTTCTACCACTGTTACTCATATTATTATATATTATTTTGTTGAAGATTGATATTGTTGCTGCAATTCTCTACCAGCAGCCTCTTTTTGGCCATACATATATTTATCATAAGCTTGATCTATTTGTCCAAATCCTTGACCTCTGTTATTATCTATCTACTTAGATATTGGGATTTCTACAAATTCACCATTACTATTTGTATTGCCATTTACATCCATTGTTCTTAAACCTAAGTTTCTTACTACATTTCCTAAAATATATCCATGTTTCTTGCAAAAGTTTTCTACAACTGACCTTGGAACAGAAACCTTTGCCGTTATATCCATTGATGAGTATTTTCCATTATTTGGAACCATTGCTACACCAAGTCCACTATTAGAAACAACCCATCCTTTAATACCGTTTTTCTTTAGATAATCTTGGAATTTAACACTAATACTACCTTTCGTCATATTTAGTCCAGTTGATACAGCATTAGCTCTAACATTACCTAACCACACACCTCTATCTGACATATTAATAACTGGGTGAGAATTACCATAAGATCCTTTCTTTGTAAGATCTATATTACCTTCCGCATCTCTTGCTGGGAAATAATATTTAGATGACATTCCGTTGCTTAGTACATCTAATAATGTTTTTACAGCTTCTTTGTTTCTAGGTTCTGCGACAGAGCTATAATATTTAGAATTTATAACATTCCTATTGTTAACTATATCTTTAATACCAGCATATTTACCTGTTGCTGTATATTGTAATGCATTTGTAAATCTGCCAGTAGGCTATCCTATCTCATCTAATAAACCATTTGATATAGCTCCGTTTAAACCTTGTTTACCAGCAGCATCCCACCATTTATAATGATTAATATAAGAATCGTAAATCTTCTTCTGGGTAGGATTAAGCTTAGCATATCTATCTTTCCAATCTTTAGATTCCTAAGCATCTATTACGCCATTACTATTCTTATCAGCTTTACCAAGAATGCTATAAGCTTTACCTAACCAATGATTTCTAATAGAGTTTACACTATTAACATATCTTTGATTATTACCTGCTATAAAGTCTCTCTTATTTTGATTAGAGTCTTCTATAAGCATCTGTGTTAATGATAAAGGCATTTGCTTAGTTGTGTCTTGACCACCATTTATAACAGGTCTACCTTTAGAATCTGGAGTAGAATTACTATATCTCCAACTAAGATACATATTTTCCTTTGCATTTCTATTTCTAATAGCCTCCATTTCTTTATCATGCTGAAAACCTTTAGCCTGCATTGCTGCTTGTTGAGCAAACTGCTTATCCATTTTAGCATACTCGTTAATAGATTTAATAGGGTTAACAATCCACTCCTTATTCGCATCAGCTACATTCTATTGTAAACGAGTTTCAACCTATGCATTTGTTGGATTGTTTACACCTTCATCAAGTAGTTGTTGTTTTGCTATATGTCTATAATAGCTTGCTATAGGAGATCCTATCCATCCAGGAGTATTTTTACTAGCTACGTTTGTAAGATCTTTATATGTATAACCTGTATAATCGTAATTCTTATCGTAAGGCATACCAAATCCTACAACATCGTCTTTTGTTAAAGCATGAGGAGTTCTATTATTAAACCAGTTTTCTGTGGCTGCTTTAAGCGTTGTAAATTCAGATGGAGACTACCTAGTCCATACACCATCTTTAAGAGTATTCCAGTCTTCTATAGACTTTCCACCATTTACATATTTCTCAAAATCATCATTATATTTATTCTAAGCTTCTAACATTGCTCTATTTCTTAGATACTCCTGTGCAATCTTAGACCCCATTTTTAGCTTATTAATATCTCCTGTCGGAATGTTATTTATCCATCTATTTATCGCAGCTCTACCTTCAGCAGACCTTAATGGATCTATACCTTTATCATATAAGCCATTTATAACATCTCTAGATCCGTTTATGACATTTTTATTATACCAGTCCATATCCTTTTGAATAGGACTGTAAAAATCTCCATAATCTTTTTGGAATTCTTTTACCTGCTACTGACCTTTTTCATACATATCTCTTGCAGCGTTTATAGATGCAAGCATTATCTAAGAATCATATAAGTCTCTAACTGGTAATTGTATCCACTAATCTCTTGAATATACCATAATTATTAAAACATATTATTCCACTTATGATAACTTATAGGTGGCATTTGTGTAAAGTTAGTAATATAATTTGCTGGAGTATATGTATAACCTTCAACATTAGTTGTTGGGTATCCATAAGTTCTTATTGGAGTTGTAGTTGGTACATATTTAACAACAGGAGTAGTATTATCATCATTACTATTGTTATAATACCTACGCATGTTATCTCTATCCATATCTATCTTCTACTGATATAGACTAAGCATACCGTTACCAGTCTTTCTCTTATATTCATTTGCAGCATACTGTTGTATATAATCCAAGAAGTTTCTAAGACCCATCTGCATACCCTATTGTCTTGCAGCATGTGCAGAAGCGGCGTATTCAGTATTATACTGATTAGCTGATTGCCTTCTCTGAGCTAAAGCGTTTCCTGCATTTAATGCAGCTGTTGCCCACTTATCTCTATACTGATTATTAATCTCCTGTGACTTCTGTATAGTATCAGATATATTCTGTTGTGTAGAAACTCCAGTAGCAACGTTTGCTAAGTACTTCTAAGCTCCACTTAAACCTCCAGCTCTATTGATATTATATCTATTCATGCTATCTTGATCATAAATCCTCTATATTGCTCTATAAGGATTTACTCTAAGCTTAGCCATCTCATTTAATGCTGCTTGTTCGTATGGATTACCAGCATAAATATCTGGAGTATGAATAGACTGGTTCTTAGCATTGAAATACTAACCAACGCTTGAAAACATGCCAATTCCCATAGGAACTGCATTGCTCATCCAACTTGCTGGTTCTATATAACCATAATTTGATCCATTATAACCACCTTTAAATCCAGGTAAATTTCCCTTTGTGTACATTTGTCCCTATTGTTGATGTTGCATAGCCTGTTGGTCAGATAAATCTTTTAACTTATCAACTATTGGCTATTTAATTTTATTAACTTGTTCCTATTGAAATTTATCGCTATCCTAACCAAGTTTACCTCTAAGTTTATTTATCTTGTCGTTAGTACGGTTTTCGTATTTCTTGTTTATCTTTTCTAAAGCCAATGTGTATGGCATAGATTGATCTTTAAATGTCATTCCGTTTCTCCAATCTACATCCTATCCAAGAACTATTGTGTTATTCTATAGATTTGCAAGGTTAGTATCTTTTCCTGGAGTACCAGTTTTTACAACATGTCCAGTTGTTTTGTTTACATCATCTATATTGTCTATTATACTTTCACCAGCTGCTACTCTTGCATTAGGATTAACGTTAGCCTTTCCTAAAGATGTCAAAACATTATTACTTGAAATATTTTCAGATCCTTTATAACCAGCATCCTTACCACGCTTTGCATACAACACATCGTCTTGCGTAGTTCCATTTTCATTATAATATTTGTTAGCTATATAATCAGACTAAGCAGAAGACTAATTATATCCGTTCATGTTTATCCCTCTAACACGAGCTTCTTCAAGACGTCTCTACATCTTTCTCTTTCTATGACTACCGCCAAATAAACCTGTAACAAAACCGCCTACAGCTCCAATAGCACCTCCAATTACGGATCCAATCGGACCAACAAGAGATCCCACAGACGCTCCTAAAGAAGCTCCAGTAGCTGTAGCTTTTAATGTGTTTGAATTATTTTCTTTATTAATCTCTCTCATCTATCCATCATAATCAATATCGTTTACTTTCTAATAACCGTAACCAATACCATTTGAATATGATTCTCCAGATTCGTTTAGAATATCACTAGAACTTTTAACACCGCCAAAAGAGTCAGCTATAGAACTGCCAAACGATATTGCAGATGAAGCTACTCCAGCAACACCTCCACCTCCTCCAATACTAATACCAGATGATTGATTTCTAATTGGCTATCTATATTTATATAATCCAGTTGGAGCTTGTATACTTCCAGGTATTCCAACTTGATTTGTTAAATTATTATTCTGCCAAAATGGAGTATAACCATTTGGTGGCGCAGCCATTCCATTTGTACCAGTAACAAATCCTGGAAGATATTTATAGTTATATTTTAATCTTTTGTTTTTTAACTCCATAATATTCTAAATTTAGTTGTTATATAATCTAATTGCATATTTTTAGATATAATATCTCCACCTACTTCGCAATTTACAGATTTACATTTTAATCTATTACCATATAACTAATTTGATCCGTTATTTATTCTTGGTATAGCGTATCTATAATCATAATATCTATTTGATATATCTCTACTTGGATTTACAAAATCAGTACTCTGTGTATTTTTACTACCATCAAATACAAAATATATAGATTCAAACTATTTTGCCATATCTTCTGTAGCTCCAAATCTAACGTTATCAAAAACTTTTACAAAGTTTGGCTAAGCGTTAATAATATAAGAAAGTTTAAATTCCATTTTGTCTTCACCAATCATATAATTATCTCCACTAAGAGAATCTATTGTATAACATTCATTGTTGTTAGCATTTGCTATAAACGTATCATATTTCCCAATTATACTATCACAGCGACTTCTATAATCATACGTTGATGTAAATACCTATTGTATTTCATTAAACACAAATGATCCGCCTAATGATGCAAAATATACTTCATTATATCTTGGGTTTATCAATACTTTATATTTATTTTTTAAAATACTATCTTTTTTTGGTCTATATTCTTCAAATACTGCTGTGTTTATATTTTTAATAATTGATATTTGTCTATAATCACCACCTCCGTTATACTAACAAAATACTGTATTAAAAGCATCTATCCAGTAAAGAGATTGTGTTGTAATAGCATATGCAAATACATTATCTTCAAGTCCAGATGTTGTAGATACATAATCATATCTACTTAACATACCGCCAGATCCTAATAATATTTCGTGATTACTACTATCTTGTATCGCTGTTCTTTCATTAACTGAAAATGCTCCAAACGCTCTTTCTTGCCAGAACATAAGATTATTTTTAAATCTCTTAAGCCCTGTTATTTTACCATAATTTGGGTCAACATCTATGTAGTTTGCAGCTTTAAAGTTCTACCAAGAATCTTCAAGCTCTCCATTCTCTTTCTTTTCAGAATATCTACATCTATATGAATAAGACTATTTGTCTTTAATATCATATGATATTATAGAGTACTTCTAACCAATTGTTTTAGTTAAGCTATAAGCTGTATTATATAAATACTACGGAGTTGTCTATTTAAATACTCCGTCTACATTAGACGGCTATTCCTATATCCAAGAATCGTTTACATTGTTAGTATTTCTACTAAATTTATAACCATGATCAATATACATATTAATAGAACTTTCTACAGGTATTGCGTACTAAACATTCATAGTTGTAAGCATTCCAATAACTCTATTTGATACTTTATGTGCAGATGTATATTCAAATGGACCAATGTAAGTATCACCATCAAATACGTCTATAATATTATCCTAATTATTATTAAACTCTTTTATATCTGAATAACTATAATATTTACTATTGTCTTTAGCTGATTTTGTATATCCGCCGTATGGTATGCAATTTCTTACAATATTACATAAAAATGTTCCAAATGAGCTTGCGTTTATATAAGTACCAGTTAATTGATTAACGTCATCTACTTTATACGCATATTCATGTGTTATCGTTTTTATAATCTTATCATTCAATGTTGTATCATATAGTTCTTCAGTTTCCTTTGTTATAGTAGTAAATATTCCTTCTGAAACTTTTTCTTTCATAGTTAAAATACTATTAGTTCCAATAGTTTCAGTCAATAATTTATTATTATATTTTAATTCTTTTTTTAATTTACCATCTATTGTGAATAATAAAGATGTACCTCCAAGCGCATACATCGCAACGTCAATTAAATGCACTTTTTTTTCTTTCACACCCTTTGGTTTTTCGTTATACTATCCCCAACACACAACATTGCAAAAACCATGCTCTCCAACTAAATCTATTTTATCTGAAAACTTCTATTCTGTTTTATCATTTTTAACTTCAAACAAATCATTCCATTTTATAGATTCTGAGATCTATTTACCATTTATACCGTATTGATTTTTAACATCATGTTTAACAACATCATATCCAATAAGTTTATCGTTAGATGTTCTTTGATACGTAACATATGGATCTAATGGGTTATTATCATTAACAAGTACATTATCAGACTAACAATATAGTTTAAAATACTAATACTTTACCCTCTGAGACTATTCTACATCATCATATATTCTTGGTGCGACTATCTTATTTTCTGGTTCGCTTGCATAGTATGTTGGATGCTTAGCAATAAGGTCATCAACTGTATAAAATGCAGCTGAAATCATTCCGTATAAATTATATACCTAATTAAATATAGATAAATTATTATATAAGAACGCATTTTTAGAATTAGGATTACTATCATCAAATTCCAAAGGGTCATCATTAACCATTGGCAGAACAAAAGGGCTTGGAATGAGAAAAAGTTTATCTTTTCCTTTATTACATACAAAATCAGTAGTATTAAAAGATTCATACTACATAACAGTACTAGTATATGAAACAAAAGTAGACTTAATACTATATCCCTATTCAACAATCCTATGATCTGAGTTTAGTGAAAATAAATATTTTAATATATCTAATTTAACATTACTTTTATCTACAAAGTCAATAACAGATTTGTTAGTATAAGAAAATTCTGGGGATATAAACTAAAATAGATTCTAATTTGAAAAATTATTAACCCTATAGTTTGTATCTATAATCTTAAACATTTCTAACTCCGAGTTATACGGAGGATCTATATTTAGTCTATTTGTTGTTATAAACCCACTTGGTGTATAATACTAATCTTTCTATACAGAGTCATTTATAAATTTTTTTATTACAGGCCTAGATAATACTCCCTAAGATATAATTCTAACATCATTAGAACCTCTACTACATCTAACTATTTCATAAGAATATATATCCTCATTGTCTATATTGTGTATTTTAAATTCTACACCTATTGGCATTACTGATAATTCTCTCTATCTAATACCGTTCATAAATGTCTAAAATCCATTTACATGTAAATCTGGAACCGTTATATCAGCTATCCATTTTACTGGACTAGAAGCACCCTTTTTATCTGTAAATATAATTCCATATCTATAAGTTTCACCCCTTCGTAAAGACAATAGCTAATTAGCTATCTTTGGATTTTGATAAGTATCATTTTTTTGTTCTGGCGTTCTGAATTGTGTTGCTTGTTTTAAAGATCCATCTTTTCTTATATAATACTTAAAGCCGTCGCCAATTATGCCATCTCTACCATTATAGATTATATGCGTCATATGTGTTCCGTAACCATCTGATGACAATGTTGAATATTCAGCTGGCAGTATTGTTGTTATAAACTTCCAGTCTACATGCTTACCAGATCCGCCATAAAACTATTCGTCATGAGGCCCCTCTGGAAATGTATATAAGTTCTATAGTGCTTTACTATCATAATTTATTCCAATATCATTTTGAGTATAAGGACTCCAACAGTCTTTTTCTTTAGTTAGCTCATCGAATTTTTTCCACTTATCTTTTGTTATATCAGCTATTGTATACTTCTATGTATTTTCATAATCATCATTTACATTTAGAAACTATACAAATCCATCAGAGCTTGCCGATATAGAAATGGTGTTAATATTATCAAAAGATTTATTGGTATCTCTATATTCTTTTATCTATGCAGCAAATAAATAATCATCCTTAGATTCAATAACTCTTGGAATCATATATAGTCCAAATTTTGAATTAAAATCATCTACAGATATTTTATTTAATGAGTTATTAGAAGAGTCCGAATAATAAAAATACTTTTTGCCATCTTTAATAACACTTGAAAATCCTCCATCAAATATTAAATCTACATCTGGAGTTTCCGAATTCTACTGGTAACAAATTCTATATATCTTAATTAGTTCATAATTAGAATCATACGGGATATATATTTTTAAATTAATCCCCATATTGGTAAAATTACCTTCATTTGCACCATTGAATTCATAGCCATCATCATTAATATTAACAATATTAATTAATCTTGATAATGGAGACATTGCTGTCTATTGTTTGTATTTTGAATAAAGTTGGAATGCATATTGATTTTTACCAGCTTTAAGAGAACCGTATGTAATATCCTATATTTCTGGAGGTAATAAAAATTCATATGAGTTAGTAGATATATCGCTAATAGATGTAATTGTACTATCATTTAATACATCAATTATCAATATCTAATGGATTCCATCAGCTATATATAGTTTTATATTATCTGGTCTTTCTTGCCTACCAACTATACTTAGTCTATTTCTAATTCTATTATTTTTATTTTCATCTGATTCATATATATTCCAATCATTACATGGGCCAAATATCTTAACTATATCATCATTAGAAATCTATTTTTTCTCCAACGGAAATCTGTATGCATATATATTGTAATCCTAATCTTCTGTAAAGAATATACCATACTGTCCAATCTGTGTAGTTTCTATAATCTCTTCTTTTTTATCCTTAGATGTTGTATAAATAGTTTTAAACCCATCTATAACTTTAAGAGATCCAGAACTACTTTCTTTATTATTTACATACCTAAGGTTTAGAGCGTCTCTATACTGATCATTACTCAATACATGATCAGCAGCATCTGTATTCATTCCTCCAGAAAATGTATTTGTCTATTCGTTTTGTATTTTATTAGAATCCATTGTAATAATCATTATATGTTAACTACTCTTTACCAGTATATTTAAAGAATGTATCATATCCATCCCAATCTGGTATAAGCTTATTCCAGTCATTCTTTATATTCTACACATCATCGGCTGTTGGCATCATAGCTTCAGCATAAGCTTGATTCCTATAAAAATTCCATTGCTGTTGTATATAGTTATAAATAGTTATATTAGCACTCTTTAATTTACCTCCAAGCTATCCTTTTAGAAACTTTGGAAAACTAAGCTTCATATTTACATACCAATAGATAGCTTCTTGATAAGAAGTTAAATCTGGTATAAGGGGATAGCCTCTTTCATCTGTAGCTATTGCTTTATAAGACAGCTTAACAAAACCATCTTTTCTATTAAATACTATCCATCCTGGCTTTATAAAGTATTCTGGTTTATCTTGATAATCATGTGTATAAAGTAAATCAGAAAAGCCATTAGTATGAGGTCTGTTTATCTAAGCCTATACTGTTGGGTATTTATTCTACATCTATGGTAGTTGATTCTACTGCTATTCTTCTATAGTCATATTAGACTAACTATCATCCAATACAACAACATTGTGCTAATTGTTATGTGTGTTTGGAGATTTAAATATAGATGTTTGTGTACTACATGGAACCCATATTCCATCTTTAGAATTAGAATATGCTACACCATCTAAATGCACTAAGTCTGAAGGCAACGGTATCTAATAATCCTGTATTTTAAACACAGGAACTCCGTCAACTCCAGACTGTCTACTGATATACTACATAGGTGCACCAATCTTATCTATGGCTTCAAAGATCCACTCTCTAATATCGCTAGTCCTCTATCTTGTTTCAGAAGAATCTAAATCAGCCATTATCTTAGCTATGACTGATTCACATTTTGTATACTTGTATATCATTTATATTTATGTAATCTGTTTTATTAAAAATTAGCTTAGCCAGTCTTCTTTTATTAGCTCTAACTAAGCTTAATTGATATTTATATCTATCTGGAAACGTCTGAGGTATTCTAGACCAATGTAGTCTAAACTTATACCCGTCAGAATGTTCGTTCAAATGGTATATACGTTTACCCAACTCTTTACTAACTTTATAGTCTACAGATAGAGATTTATCTGTATAAGACTTAGGTTTATATTTACCTATTTGTATATAACCTAGCCCAAAAGGCATTTTAAAGCCGTCTGAGCCGTCTAATACATGTTTTAATATAATCTTACACATAGAGTCTAATATGCGCTTATACGCGACGTATGATAGCTCTATGGGCAAATCTTTATACATGTCTACGAATGTTATAGAATTCTTATTCCTCTTCATCTTGTGGACCATGCGGTTTAACGCTAGCTAATGTAGAGTTATTACTATCATCGCTAGGTCTACCTAACATAAATGGAAGCTCCTTAGTCATTATCATTTCCTTGATAGGAGGCAACATCCACGCTGGTAGTTTAATATCATCTTCGCTTGGAGTATTCCAATCGTCATCATTCTCGTCTTCATAAATAGCTAAGACCCAAATATTCCTAAGTTTATTTAAGTCTTGATCACCTTGTACGAATATATAGCCATCTTTATAATAAGCTGTAAGTTCGTGTCCAGTATATTTACGAAAATAGTTATAATGTCTACGAATATGATTCATATATTGTATATTCTCACCCATCTAATCATGAACTGCTAATATACTATCTTCATTGTTATCGTATATACCTTCCAGTTTATTTTTAGTCTTCTTTGTAAATATTGGATACTTATCTAAAGACTTAACATCCTCTAATTCAAGAGGACCAGTTTCTTTCTTATAAATATCATCTGAAGCCTATATAAGATCATCTATAGTTTCAGACTGAGCTTTAAGCTTATCTAATCTCTACTTTGTAAAGAACTTCTTATATTCCTTTACCCAGTTTCTTATCTATTCTCTTGATAAGTCTTCGCTCTCACTTATATTGTTATTACGAACCAGAAGTAATATATCGTCTACAAACTATCTTAATGTTATGTATGTCATATCACTTATCTATTGCTTCTATTACTCTAACATCTGAAGTCTTTATAATATCATTAGTATTTACTATCTAATACTTATACATATCAACTTTCTTAAAATCAAGAGTAAATAGACGTTTAATAAAGCTTTTCTTATTCTTATACTATCTATGTTTGTAAACATACAGGAACTATTGATTCTTAATATCTAAGTTAACACTTACTGTATCTTTACCTATAGTATAGTTTACTTTTGTTAGAGGGTTTATTTGTATAGTATCTTTATATACTGTATCTCTTTGGATAGTTTTAATTATATCCTACCCCCTTACCCCCTTACTTGCTGTAACGTATATAGTCTACGTTTGAGTTGCGGTTGTTTTTATAACCTTAGGTTTAAGCTTTAACTACTCTCTTACACTATCTATCTTTTGTATAAGACTATCATTAATATTTCGCAGCTAAGACATATCCAGCTTTAAAACATTATTAGCCTACTAGGAACCGTTTAAGATACCCTAATAGGCTTCAATGTTATTCTGAGCCATTTCCAAGCTCTTAGAGAGCCTTTTATTCTGCTTGTATATATTTATACTAAACACAACTAAAAGGCCCACCAAGAGGCTTAAAAGTGCCTTAAACGCGATCTTTTTATGGCTTATTAGCCAACTTAATATCATCGCACTATTCATCTGTCATCAATTTATTACCTGTTAATATTGTACGAATTTCGCCGAATTTTGAATTCATGTATGCAGACACACCGAATATACTTCCAGCATAAACGAAAGTTTGTGCAATATACCACAATATACTATCCTCAATATTGTGCTTATTGAGGAAGAACGATAAAAATGCCAGTGAAATACCACTTATAATTGAAACACTAGCTGTAACGTACTATACTAAATCTTTACTATGTCTTGTCATTTTATTTCAATCTCCACTTTTCCTTTTTGACAAGCATTTTTTATAATCGGGTATAACTTATTAACGAACTCTTTTGAGTTTATAACTTTTCCTGTAACCTTATTCTACCCTAAGAGAATACACCCATCAGTATCTTCATGTGAGTTACCAGCGTGAATCAATACTCCAGCAAATGATTTAACATTTAAAAGCCTTGGAGTGTATCTTTTGAATCTTGGGGAATAAGCCCACACAACCTCATACTTACCATATGGGATTGCGGTTTTACCTTGCACTTTAGTTTCTCCGTTATCAAAAATACCGTTTTTATTAATATCTCTTACCTTATCTTCTAGCGTATCACAAAAGTATACACCATTTACATATAGTTTGCCTATTGTGTATGTATCACGTAAAGCAATACGAGTTAATTCTAATTTCATAAACCATGCTCCGTATTGTTATAATTTACTAATCTGATCTAATAGTCATCATCAGCAATAAAAGAATATAAATCTAAATATTTTTGACTTCTGAAATTACCTTGCTGATCAACTGATTTATTACCAGATATATTTATGGTCTATTTTTTACCATTTATTGGCTTATTTATATAATTATATACTTCACCTTCTTTTATTATACTAACATTTAACATTTGTCCTACCCGTAATCCGCCAATCAATCCATCGCCATAGTAAACTTCTGTTATTTTATGGTAACCAACAGGTGTGGTCTATTTATATAAATCAAGCATTTTTTTGCTTTTAAACAAAAAGTTGTCATATTGAACCTCTTTTCCAGATTCATATATAATGTCGTCATCTTTAGATGAGTTATCATTACTATTATAATCATCAACAATCTCAAACTAAACACCTTTGTTGATTGTGAAAGTTCTAAGATTATTTGGACCCCAACCTGGCTCATATACTGTAATAACAATCAACACAATATATTGACCAAAGTTTCTCTGATCTTCTGCAGGGAAGTACATCTCAATCTGTTTAGATCCGCTTATAACTCTTGATGATGCAAGATACTTATCTGGAACAATCTTAAACTGCTTAGATCTTACACCAAAGCCATTATACGCTGGAAAATATCTATAGTCATCAATTGGTCCAAACATTCCTGATGTATACACTTCTTGATTATATGGAAGCCAATTATACATATGACATTTTGTATATACTAAATCATAATCAGTTGGACTATAATACTAAGGATATCCATAATTATCTAAGTCTATATACTGAATGTCTTCTTTTCTAATAACATAACATCTAAGCTATTTAATAGATGTAGCATCGTAATCAGATAGCTCATCTAATGTAAACTGTAGACGTATATCAGTTCCCATTATTACTTGTTTCATATTTATATAAAATAAAAAAGCTGAGATCGGGCTGTATGCCCAACCCCAGCTTAGTTGTTTTTTAATATTAATTATTATGCAAAGAAAGTACCAAATGCTGTCTTAAGAGCTGCACCCTGACCCTTCTTAGGATAAATCTCAATTGACTGCTTTGTAAGTCTATTGAGATCATCAGCTGTACGATACATATTCTCAAACAAGATTGTAACTGCATCATACTCACCATTAAGCTTTGTATCCATCTTAGGAAGATCGAACTGACGATAATCCTCAAAACCACGATTGATGATACCATTGTATCCCATAGCTGACTCTTCACGATCACGTACGTACTTAGGAGAAGCTGTATAGATCTTACCAGGAGTCTTCTTAACTACGATGCCTGGCAATGGGAACTTATGGCTATAACCAATGTTTACAATACCAGCTTCATCGCCGAATGAGATCCATGTAGAAACTGCAAAACGTACAGTAGCTGCAGGACTCAATGCTGGAACTGAATCATCGTCATCATAAGGAAGAGCCTCAAGAGTAATCTTACCAGCAGCAACTGCTACGCTAACTCTTGCTCTCTTATAATCCTTCTTGATAAGAGCTGCAATACCTTCAGCTACCTTCTCAGGAGTATCACCTACCTTAGTTACATACTCATAAGACTCAGTCCACTTACGGAAACGTGTATTCATATCCTTATAGATAATACGGAATACAACACTGTGGTTACCAGCTGCAATCTTAGTCTTAACTGGATCTTGAATGTTAGCGAAGTCAACCTCAATCTTTTCCTGAGTATCGTCTGCGTGATATGTAAACTCAGCACTCTTAACAGCGCTCTTCTGAATTGGGTTAGACCAGTCGATTACTGGAGTGTACTTAACACTACCATCACGACCAATGATTGTAGATACAGCGCTTGTGATCTTACCAATCTTGATGGCTGTAGCTGTTGCTGGAACAGTTGCTACCGCTATAGCAGGCTTTGCCATATCAACAATTACAATCTTACCAACATTTTCAATTTCTGACTTCTTATCTTTTGCGAGATCGCTGATCTCACCAGAATACAATACTGCGTCTTCGTTACTTACAAAAACGTCATTTACAAATGTAATCATATCTTTATATTTTATTAATTTTTTCTACTCACCTCACACGCTAATTTAATAGCAAAGGCTTTCCACGTTAAAATTATTCTTGTGTCATAACCTCCTGAGTTATACTCTTATAGCGAGGATTACCAGTATTTTCAAGGTACATCTGTGCAGCTATTTTAATAATCTCTGGAATTGTTATGTTATCAAAATCCGTATATTCTTCAAACGGAGTTGATAATGTTATTTTGTTAGGAGTACGTAAATAACCTAATACATACTCTTTAATCTTGTAGTTCTTATCTGTAAGTAGATAACAACCTTTATCTGTGCAGACTCTTAAAGGTCTTGCTTCGCCATACTTATAATGAAAATCCGTAAGGCTATTTGTAACCCTATACATAAAACTATCAGATGTACATTCAAATATGCTTGTACTATAAGGATTCTCTCCTTTATTGTTAGTTATGATAGCATCTTCATTTAATGAAAATAAGAAATCATCTGGATAGTTTTCAACGATATATTTATCGTACTTTGGGTTGTTATCATCTATACTAAACTGTGTGTATTTTGTAGTCTTATATAGATTAATTAAATCATTCCTACGTTTTTCATTTTGTTCATATGACGTTCTATGAACTTGATCTGTGTTAAATCTTAATTTAACAAACTTATCTACAGCCTAATTTAGCCAAAACAAAGAATCAGATGTAAGAGGTTTTTCAACTTGATTAACAACACCTATCTCTGTTTCAAAGGCTTCGAGTATATCTATATATTTCATTGATCATCCTCCTACTACTGCTGCTTTGCGTTATTCTATTGATCTTGTAACTGAGCTCTTGCTTTTCTCTTTAAACTTTCTAAAGTTACCCCAAACTTATAATTATATATATATAAATCTACAGCGCCTTTTACTATGTCCCAAAAGCAAGATGAAGACAACTCGCAATTACTTCCATATCGTAATATAGAGAAATCATCTAACTTTTTATAATAAATAACAGTTACATCTTTTATAACAGTATATTTATCTTTTATTATAGCAAGAAAAGTATCACCTGAACTTTTTTTATTTTCAAAAAGTACCAATGGATTTCTTAATATAAAACCATCATTGAAATCGTTATTAATCTTCTCAGAATCTTTATACTCAGAAAACACATTATTCTCAATAGTTACTGTTTTTAAATTCTATTCATCTCCAGTAAGATTCTAACCGTTTTCTCTAAATTTATATGTAGAAAGACAATTAGAATAACTTCTTATATACATATAATAATCTTCTGGAAATTCAAATGTAACAGAATTTATTTGCTTTGATACATGGCTACCGTGTTCTCTAGGAGCTACACCTTCTCTTATAAGATCTTTTATTTTGTCCTGTAGTAATGCAGCAACATCTCTATCTTTAGTAATTATTAATTGCTTTATAATATCATCGAAATACTATTTTGCATATTCACTAAGAAATGCATAAATAGTTTCTGTGTCTGGCTTATTCTCAACCTCAAATGAAGGATCTATCTCAATAAGCCTACGCTCAAATTCAATTCCGAGCTAAACTGTTTCTTCTTGCGTCATGATTCTAATCCTCTCAATTGTGCTTTAGTCTGCATTCTTGGAGATTCAACAATCTCAGTACTCATAACTAAAGCAAGGTTAATTAATTCTTCAGCCATACTATCAGATAATTCAAACTATATATTAGTTTGCTGTGATAATCTATTTGTCTTATCAGTAAACTTCTAAGGATATTTTATATATGTATATATAAAATTTATATAGTCGTTATGAGCATCAGCTTCTTCACCAAGTTTACTTTTTACTAATATTATTTTATTATCCTATATGCAATATATTGCACTTTTTGACCATGGTTTATTACTTATATTCTATGTAAATTTATATACATACTTAGACTGTATTTGTTTTGCAGATTCAAATCTATCACCTGTTCCAATCATAGCATGTATTATATACATTACATTTGGTTCAAAAAAATTAGCAGTTTTACATGAAAGATAATTCACTTCATTGTTACTAAGAGATACTGAAGCTTCAGTTATTAAAGGCTATAAATCTTCGACTGCTTTTTCATCACCCTCAAACGGCACTCGCCTCATATTGTTTCCTGTAAATTTTTGAGCTATTAGAGCTAGGTAGGCCTTATCCAGTAATGTAGCAATCTCGTATTCAGTTAACGACGGATATGACGTGGTGACATTCTCCTTGTCATATTCGATCATAAACTTTTCGTATATATCTGCGTGCGTCATACGTCGTTTAATTTTTATTACTTATTGTTTGTTTCGTTTATAATAACAAGCTTCAGATCTTGGTTCTTCTTATTATCTAAGTAAGCAATAGCATCTGCTAATGATGTAGCGATCAAATCTGTACCATAATAATAGTTAGTCTTATCCTTACGAATAACACCCTTAGCTACAGCTTCTTCAATAATAAATTCTGTGTCTTTTGATTTGTTATCAACCCACTTATCAAAGAACTTCTTAGGATTCTTATCAACCATTGTAAACAGTGTAGACTCTACAAGTTCGTTAGAAAGATCATCTGACTTAACGCCAAACAATCTAAGACACTTACGCATATTATCAAGTGATAACTTATCAAATTCACGAATAGCATCTCTACGTAACTTATTAAGCTTATTCTGTTCAACAGCCTCAGCCTGACGATTAATCAAGATATAATCTTTACCAGCATCAAGCTTATCAAGTGATGTAGCAACTCTCTTATGACCCTCAAGGAACTTAATAATCATAGCCTGACGAGGAATAGAGTCGTCTAACAATAATGGCTTAGCGCCAATCTTTACACAGAATGTAGTCCAGAAATCACTATTACGTGATAAATGACCTTCATCGTAACCTAAAGCTTTTTCAAAATTCTTTTCGTCTTCTGGAGTAAGTCCAGTGTATATCGAGCCAGACCTTGTAAAATAAGGGGCGATATAATCAAAACATCTGCTGTACTTTAACAAGCCAGCCCATGGATTCTTTTTCTTAATTCTTAATTCAACTACCATAATATTTATTTAAATTAGTGTTGTTCCGTATATAATATTAATATATAAAGGGCGAGTGGAAACAACCACGAGCCCTT